ATCTTGTTTAATCACAGGACAGTTGACAGGACTTTGTTTGGTAAAGATTTGGCAAGGTTTGGAGAGATAAATTTCATCCAAGGTGCTGAGTGGCAGTCCAAGCAATCCCCGTGGATAAGCGTTAAGGAACGGTTGCCGGAAGATACAAACGAAAAATTAGTGGCGCTTGAAGATGGAACAATAAGAATAGCGCATTATGATGAAGATTACAACGAAGATATGGAATATCACTTTTGGTATGACTGCGCTGCAAGTGAGAGTTATCATAGAGATGATGTAATCTATTGGATGCCAATACCGTCTTTCGATGAGATACTAGAATCCAACAGGGATGTACTGGAACGAATTAAAGAGAAAGGAGATTGAGATATGGAAATAAAGAACGGAATAATAATAAATGGAGTGTTGCATGAGATGACGAGTGAAAATGTCCCATGCAACCAATGCTCACTGTTGCGCATTTGCAGTAAGTCAGAAAAGGAAGAATATTCCGTCTGTCTTTGTGCTTTGATGAACTGTGATGGCTTTGTTAACCGCGGAAAAGTAAAAATAGAGAAGGAGGAATAACTATGGGATTTACAACACCGTGTTTTATTCGCAAGAGTACCTATAAAATTAAAAAGAAATTAGATGAGTTGGGATATAGATTGTTTGGAGCGGAACTTAACGAAGATTTATGTATTTTCACTGAACCCGAATACGGTCTATATAGTATTGAGTTTTTCAGTAATATTCCACATCCTGACGAAACCGATAGTGTTGATTGTGGAACGAATGAGGAACTTTTTCTGGCTATAGCTGCATTAAGGGATGATAGTAACTATATGCAGTGGTTTATAGCAGAATCTTCACTTAGCGTTTCTTTTGGAGATGCTATTGGTAATGACCATTATTTCATAGAGCCTAAAGGTAGCTTCTTCTTTTGGGGTATAGAATATCAAAATGCAACAATTATTTCAGGAAATTTCCGTAAGGCTACCGTAAATGAACTGATTGAACACTTTAAAACAAAGAAGGAATTATGAAAGCAAGAATAAAAAGAAAAATACAAAAAAGACCATTCCTATACAATGTAGGACAAGTTTTTAAGGCTTGTGATTGGCTTACTAGTATTCAGCGTGGAAATATAGTTTGGCGTAGGTATCGTTCATTTGGTACTATTATTAAATCAGAATATTAAATATGAAAGCAAGAGTAAAATCAACAGGAGTTTTGGTAGATGTAACTCCCCAATTAAACATCAACTCTCAACATAGCAGAGATTATTTATATGTATGTGATAACATGGTTTTCAAGGAATACGAACTTGATTTTTCAGCTATCGAATGGGAACAGAGGCGATATGAACTAGCTAAATCCGCGATGCAAGGATTTTGCAGCAATCCACATGAACAGATAATGAGTGCTGGTTCAGATATGATAGCAGAATGGAGTCTTGGTTTCGCTGATGCGCTAATAAGGAAACTGAAAGGAGAATAGCTATGGATAGTGTACAGACACAAACCTTTTCCATTAAAGGGGATGGAGGTGGTGAAGCATATATTGACTTTTGCGATGGACAATTATATATTTCTGTTGTTTTAGAAGGGGAACAGGCAGATTTTCACTTTGAGCCTGTTACTTTGAAAATGTTTGCCCATGCTTATAAGCTGCATTGTGAAGATATGCTTGCTAATGCTTTAAAGAGTAGATAACTATGAAAGTATTAAGAAATGAAACTCCTGTCGCTCGCAAAGAACACAGGTGCGATTTTTGCGGTGAAGTAATTTCCGTTGGAGAAAAATATAACAGACAGACCAATGTTTATGACGGTCGTGTTTATGACTGGGTAACCCACTGTGAATGCTCCAAGTTAGCCTGTGAACTTGATATGTTTGATGATTGCGATGAAGGACTTGATAGTGATGGGTTTGTTGACAACTTAAATCAGTATGTTTACGACAATCATTATGATGATAAAATAGATGATATTGCGAAGAATTGGCAATTACCACGCTATGAATTAGTAAAGAAAGTGTTGGATGAGTTAAACAAGAAATAGTTATGACCGAAGAACTTGTAACATTAGAAACAGCGAAGTTGCTGAAAGAGAAAGGGTTTAATGAGTATTGCAAAGATATTATTAATCATAAGGGTATAATGATGGAAACCATATTTAGAACTAGTAAGGATTTACCTAAATTATTTTATTCTTGCCCTACACAATCCATCGCCCAAAAGTGGTTACGTGAAACCAAAAACATTCATATATGTGTATATAACTGTGCTTGTGGTTATGGATACGAAATATCTAAAGCTGACAATGGAACTCATATAGCCAGTTCTGTTTATGAAGGAACAAATGATGGTAGTAAATGGGATATCTACGAAGACGCACTTGAAGCAGGATTACAGGAAGCATTAAAACTTATATGATTATGAGAAAATTCACATATGTATTGGCATCTGCCATCATATCATATCTAATTTGTGTATATGAGTATAATATGTGGGACTTTATTACAGGATTAGAACCTTCGCAAACTTGCGAAAGATTACTCGGATATGTGTTATATTGCGTGATATTCTATTGGGCTGCAAAGCTATTGATTATGATTAAATAAGTATGGAAACAGCAGAATTAATATTTAAATCCGTACTTGCCCCATTAAATTTTTGTACTTTGGCATTTTTACCTTAATTTTGGTAAGCAAGTGTCACAGACGCATGGAGAATAGGTTTGATGAGATAGAAAAATGCGTCCGTCATGTGTCATATCGTAACGACATTGTTTACATCACCCAGCTCTTGGAACTGCAAAGATGTGAATAAATAAGGAACGGTATGAGGAAGCCGATAAGATTGGAGAATAATCAAGGACGAAGAAATCAAATTAGGAATAAGGAAATGAACAATATTAATTTAAACGAATTGCGCGATCGCGCTTATAAAACCGCTTGTAAACACGGTTTTCACGATGAGGAATTGAGTAATAAACACCACCTTTGTTTAGTTACATCCGAGCTTATGGAAGCTGTAGAAGCAGATAGAAAGGGAAGATTAGGAAAGAAATGTAAATCACGTTTTGAAATGGACTATAATTGCTATCCTGCATTAGTGGAAGAAGAAAAGCGATTTAAGTGTTCCTTTGAAAAGAATGTAGAAGATACACTTCCCGATGAACTTGCCGATGCAGCTATACGCCTGCTTGATTTGTGCGGATTGCGTAAGATAGACATCGAGGATTTTACGGAAGAAATGTTATACGAGGCAGAGGAAAGTTGCGAGGATGAGACCTTTGCAGAAAGTATATATGCTATATCCACAATTCCCATCAGATATGCGTATGAATATGACTATCCATTAGAAAAGCAATTAAATGGCATGCTATTGGCTATTTTCGGGCTTGCCAACCATTTGGACATAGACCTCACATGGCACATCAATCAGAAGATGAGATACAATGAATTGAGAGAAAACAAAAATGGGAAAAAGTATTGAGCAACAATTTAAAAACAATAAGACGATGAAGGTTAACATTGAAAATTTACGCCAATCGGTTATGATGCCGACTAAAGAAGACATGGCAGACTGGACCAACGGCTTGTATCTAATCTACGAAGACGGACATGCAGAACCGTTTACCGGCGATAACTTCAAAGATTGTGTACGATATATCGGATTAAAGCACAAAGACGTATCGTTTGCCATCTCGTTGACGGAGCATAAGGATGTTCAGTTGCTTGACAATGACAGCCGAGAGGAATTTGGAAATCAAATCTATTATGGGCGTGAATGTGATGCACTATTTGATATGAATGGACAGCGTAACACTGCTCAACTGATTGAGCGAAATCCTAAACTGTCTAATCTGCTGAAAGATGACGAATATATCCCATCATTAGGACAGCTTAATTTAATGGCTCATTATCAAGATAATATAAACGATGTGCTGAGGTACATAGGCAAAGAACCGTTATCCTCCACATGGTATTGGTCCAGTACAGAATACAGTCTCAGCCTCAGTTGGTACGTACACTTCTTCAGTGGGCAGACGAGCAACGGCGACAAGTGCTACAGTTACAGGGTGCGGGCAGTAGCAGCATTCACTTTGTGAACTACCGCTAAACTGAAGATTTAGGGGTTTTCAAATGTGAGTCCTTATAAAGTAATCATTTTTTGGGGGGAGGGATCATTCTTAATCGGGTGGTCCTCTTTTCTTCACACTAACAAGCTATGGACAATCAAATGATAGGTAGTTCATCCCAAATATCCCATAAATTTCAATTAGCCGCACAACAAAGCCACCTTCATCAAAACGACAAAGGGAATCATTTTACAAATCCACCTCTCTAAACGTTCCATTGTATCATGGCTAGCAGTTGGCAGAATACCCAATGAGGAATATCATCCGATTGCTCAAGCAATATGTTCAACTTATCATCTTTCATATTATGTTAGCATAAAAAAAAGCGGTAAAACCGTTGGGAATTACCGCTTTATGCTTTTAAACCTATCGAAATCGGCCCGTCAAGAATGCTATTTTGATTCTTCGGGAAATATACCTTTTAATACAATATAAGCTAATCCCAATACATTGACAGCCGTTGTAGCCAATAAAGTTATTAATACCTCTTTGTCTAAATTCAGTGTATTATAACCATGAAGATATATTAGGACCATAACAGACATCAGCCATCCAGGAACAATTACCATTACCCAATTAGCCAAATGACGTCTAAAACGAGTGTCTTGAGAAAAGCGTTCTTTACGTTGTTGGCGCATAGACATATCATCTACATTCTCCAATGTATCAATTGGAATATTTTTAGGTATTGCATTGGAATCAAATTTAGCGTTATTTAAAAAAGAATCATCAATGTCCATTCCGTATTAATATTGTATTAAAATACTCCTTAATGTATTCGTCAGGAATTCTTGCCCCCCAAGTAAACCCTTCTTGGCTAACAACCCTATCCCAAGGAGAACCTGATTGATGCGACCAAACAGATAATGTCGTAGCGTTTTTTGCACCAAATCCATTAAGCACAAGCATCATTAATGATTGTATTTCAGTATCTTTTTGGATATCATTAAGTTCCGGAATAGATAAATTTATAAGTGACAAATCTTTTTTTAATAACCTGTTTCGCGTGGTTGGAAAAACAGGACCATAAGGCCATGCTTGAGGATGTTCATTTGTTAATCTTTGGTTTTTAATTGCCAAATAAGTGCCATAAGCAATATACAACAGTTTTTGCAACTTGGTCATATTAATCTCTAGACCACGTTGATTCATCAATGCTACTATGTAGTATGCAAGGACAATACTGCTATATTTATAGTTATCACATACCATTTATACGGCAAATGTAACAAAAATCATTTATATAACAATAAATAATGGCAACCTTAACATACGCAACATAATTAATTGCTAATTTGTAAATATACTATTTTAGCGGTAATTCCAACAAGTCAAAGAACGCTTCTGTTCGATTATTATTTTTCCATTCCCTTTCTGCAATGTTCACATAAGAATTTCTTGGCAACAGGAAACATCTTCTGACCGACATATCCGCTGAGATATTGCGCTTCCTCGCCATAAGGGTCGATTCCGAAAGCCTTGGAGATATGCCGGCACAAATGACCTTTTTCGTGGTCCCACGAATTTTGAAACTGTTCGGGGGTAGAAGTCAAAGAGAGCACCATTACCGTCTCTCTTCTCCTGTAGTCCGAATAGGTAAGTCCGGTATTCATCCTGCCTTCCGTCAGGTTGCGATACGCACGTTTGAGGGAATCCCCCCTGCATCCTATACGGTACAGGTCGGTAATGATTTCCTTAGCCCAATAAGTGTGTACCGCATAATACACCTTGACGTGCCAATCCCCATATTTCGGTATGTAGAACTCCTGAACAATCATATAACATCAGACCAAATTACAGGAACTCCTTTACCGATGCAGGTGGCAAAGAATTCATCAAACGCCCTGCAAGGGTCCCCATCAATATCATCAAGGTAGCACTTTATGTGTTTGCACAAATGTGCTTCGTCAACCAATGATTTTTTGAAAAAATCTGCTTTCAACATATTTGCAACATAGGCAACGTCATATCCTTTGTCGTGTTCGATGGTAATTCCGTTTGCTTTGAGCATATCGTCCACCTCATCTTTACTCCAAGGGTCAAGTTTCTTTTCCTTGCCTGTTGCCTCGTCTTTCACTTTCATTTTTGAAACAGCCCATTCGTAAAGTTTTTTACTGAAATGGAATCCGTATGATTCCAGGTATTCTTGCATTCCTGATGGGAATTTGCTATATGTATCTAATCTTTGTTCCATAGCCTTAATTTAAAAAGAGGGGCGTTTCACCCCTCCTGTTATTAATAGAATTCACCGTTAGAGCGTCTGCGTCTGCGTTCGCCCATTTCATCCATACGCGGATATTCAGGAAAGTATCCGGGGTATCTGCGCTCATCCATGCCGGATGAGTTTCCACCACCTGAATAACTTCTCCCACCATCACGGAAACCCATCTCTCCGCGCATCTCTCTCATGGCTTTTTCGTAACCTTTGCGGCAGCCTTCCTTGTAGGCTTCCTCCACTTCGTCACCTCTCATACCGAAGCTGCGTCCGTAATCGTCACGCCCTTCTTCTAATATTTCCCACATTCCCATAATCATTTCTTGTTTTTAGATGCTTCAACCACTCCGAGCTGTTCCATTAACTTCTGATTCTGTGCAATGAGGTCAGCCATATTTTTGCTCATTTCCTGCATGTTCTTATCCATATTGGACATTTGCCCTTTCAATGCGGATATTTCCTGCTCCTGCTGTTGCTTGGCTGCAAATTCAGGGTTCAGCATGGCAAGCATTTGGTCACATACCCTAAGAAAGTTCTGATGATATTCCACACTTTTTAGGACATCCTCACTTTTCTGCTTCATGGTAAGGACCTCAGTATTCATTTCGTCTCTTGACCCTGTAATCAGCATCCCTGTCTTAATATCATCGGCAATATTGGCATTAGCCGGTATCTCTTGCAAATTGACATTCTGTCCGTTTATATTCACGACAAAATCAATAACCTGTACCGGCTGTGGATAAGGCATGTTGGGAACAGTCTTATATATGGTTTTTATGGGGCTTACATTAACGACCTGCCCACATTCCAAACTTGGATTTGCACCTCTATGAAGAAGATATAATGTACTGTTTACTCGTAAGTTTTGAAACATGATTGTTTGATTTTAAAGGAGTGTGGCTATTCCCATTTTGGGAATCACCACAAAACTCCATGTTAATTATTACTTGCTCCTTAAAGAAGCTGTTTCTGCTGTAGGAGCCGGAGCCGTTGTCGGTCTGTATCCACCATTAACAAGATACAATTCGTTGGTGTACTTGTTATAGTGAATTTCATAGATGCCTGTTCCGGCTAAGTTTTCAACAGTCACAGGCTCATTGTTATAAGCCATCAACGGTCTTGTGTCCCCATTAGTCCCTATCAGTATCGGAAGAGTTGCAGTCGTGCCGGCAGGTATAGCCTGACGGAGGCTGATATAGAACCCTCCAACATAATCCCTGTTACGGAATGCGTGGTTAGGAAGTTCCAAAGTAACATTCTCCGTGCCGACGGTCACAGCCACCGTAGGAAGAGTGTTGAAATTTGTTCTTCCGATTGATGGGAATAGGGATGGGAATCCTGTAAAAAAGTTAGGCCACATATCTACCTCCTTTCTTACCGGATTAACCCCAGTAGTTGTTGCAACCACATCCACTACGTCCGTATACAGCGTCACCCATATATGCACCGTAGGCGGCTGCGCGGAAACAATCTGTATTAATAGCGGTTAAATTGGGGTATTGAACACTCACAGTATTGGGGAGCTTGCATTTGATTCCATCAACGTCTCCTTGTAATGCCTGCAATCCGGCTGCTAAAGGAGCAATCTGTTGTCCTACTGCACTCAGGATAGTGGCGTTCTGATTACGCTGGGATATTTCGGCTGTTAAAGTAGCCTTTTCCGCAGTAAGAGATGCAATCTTGTCCTGCAATGCCTGATTTTGAATTGCATCAAGTTTGGCAAGGATAGCATTCGTATTTGCAGTAGCCCCGTCACGCAATGACAACGCATTGTTGTTCATTGTATTGGTAAGGGCATTCATTGATTCGCAATTCTGCAAACGTCCTTCATAGCCTTGTCTTTCAATAGCTGTTTGCGTTTTGCAGCAACAATCGGCAAGTTGAGTAAGGATAGACTGGTTGCCTGACTGCATAGCATTAATAATCTGGTTGGTTGACAATCCCACCTGATTACCTACTTGTGTAATGCTATTCTGAACATTGCACAATGCTGTCTGAACCTGTTGGGTAGAGCAGTTGAATGAAGAAGCCAATTGAGAGATAGCATTACCGTTACCCTGAATAGCTTGCATCAACAATTCGCGTCCTGCGTTTCCTGCCAATTCTGCCGGAAGTCCGTTAGCTCCGTTTCCTCCACGTCCACCGAACAAACCGCCACCGTTGCCGTTCCATCCAAAGATACTTGCTATCACAACAAGCCAGATAATGCTCCACCATCCGTCCTGTCCTCCAAAGCCGTTGCCGTTATTCATCAAGGCAAGCAGGTTAGGGTCTATCCCCTTGTTCCCAAACATTCCGGGAAGCATGGCGGTAATGTCAAGCTTGCTACCACCTGAACCTCCATTGCCTCCGTCTGAATTAAAAACATAAGTTCTTTCCATAAGTATTTGTATTTTGTATCCCGGTCAAAATTGACCGTATGCAAAAGTACATATGTTGTAACTTATGTAAAATCAGTTGTTTCCCAATGATTTCTTTATATTATCCCAATATATTCTCAACATTTTCCCACTTTCCATCCTCTCATAGAAATTTGATATCATGTAGTTGACAGCACGTTTGGTTTTGTGGATATGAACGGCTATTTGTGAAGGGTACATGCCGCTTTCAGACAGGAGAGACACAAGAAGATACCGGGCATCCACTGTTTCCATGTTTTTATCAGAGGATAATATTTGGTCTACAGGCACTTCGGTTTCTTTTGAAACAATATTAATTATCTTGGCAAAGATTTCTGATTTGCACATAGTTTTTTCTAATTTTTATGCTTATCTTTGCCTCGCCACATAAAACATGAGATTTTGATGAACAAAGCATAAGATATTTATGTTGAAGATATTAGCACCCAACATCAGGTATCTTATGCTTTATCATGTTTTTATGTGGCAATATTAATATGATGTATGTTGGGGGCTTTTTTTTTAATTCTTAGCCCCCGAAAGAACTGCTTTTGTTATTTTTGAGTAATTGCTACGCTTCTACTCGTAGCGTTGTGAGGATAATCCTCGGTATAGTGTTCTATTTCATTTTGAACCTCCTTTCTTTTTTATATTATAATTATGCAATTATACAAATAAATTACCACACCAACAAATTATAACTAATTCCAATTCCTACATAACTCCCCACCGGATAACTATATCCTGCCTGAATCCCTAATCCCCATTTTTTTGATGGACATTTCGGTATGCGCACAATATCATTAGTAACCGTGACAGTCTTAGGATATACCTTCAAACTGTCCAAGTTCGGGTTGTAACCACTGACATAAGCCGTATAGTTACTGTCCCGGTATATCTTCTGCTCGACAGGAAGCACCGTATCACCTACATGGATAGTATCGCCCGTGTGCCAGCAAATCAAAGGAGTAGGAAGATAGTAGGGGACCGTATCCCTTCTTACCACAAGGCTTGAGCTGAATACCGTATCCGTTCTTGCCTCTATAACTGCTTCGGGGGATGGCTTTGCGAACCATCCTAAACCGAAAGCGAGTACAATCAGTAATATGTAAGGAAGCCATTTCATTTCAATTTGGTTTTAGCTTGCAACATTAACATACAACCCTACCAAGCTGCTTAAGTCATGGGTCAATGCCTGACCGCTGTCCCTTGTGCAGATATACAATACGTCATTCTGAGTATAGTACTTGTCCTTGAATATCTCCATAGGAGGTGTATAGGGTATAGGGTCATCCTTGGTGCCTGATGCGGTCTCTACAACCACTTCGTAGAGTGCTGCCGTAGCCATGCCGGGATATTGGCTCTCCAAAACCATAGGGATATCTTGCCGGACCTTATACAGGTGTTCCTTGTAATTAACCTTATCCCCCTTGGATAAGGATTCGTCTATGAATTCCGCCCAATCGGGATACAGCGATTTAACCTTTAAAGATTCGCTGTCTGTCAGGCTCAATGTCTGTATCTGTTTTTTGGCGGATTCCACCATGTTTTGTGCGGATGCAGCCAATATGTAATCAGCACTATAAGGTTGCGGTTCGTGATTCCATTCTTCCGATTCCATGATTTGTACAAATTCGGGGTCATCCATTCTGTAGGTGGGGAATGAGTCCCTTGGGAAGAGGTTAACGAATTCTTCATGCAGCACTACTTTCGTACCGTCTGCGTTGCTTCGCATTGCCGGCATAGCCAACAATCCATGTTGGGTCAGCCATTCTATCGTAACGATTGTATATCTCATTGTCCAATTATATTAGTTAATACGTAATCAATTAATTCTTGCTCTGTGAATCCGTCTGCCTCTGTTGGTATGGAGTCAAAGGCGATGGAGTTGTAGAAGGCGATTTTGGAATAATAGCCCTTTCGCCACTCTTCTCTAGAGAAAAAAGCAGGCTGTCCGCTATTGGTAGGATTAACTGTGTCATTCACAATTGTAATAGTATGTTTTAAACCCCAAAGCTTAGCACAACCAATAGATTCGTTTAATACACCGTCTATATAAGTTATACCATTTAGATTAGAGTAATTATACGCAATGCCGGCAGGAGTAGAATATACACAAAAAGGCTGACTTGCAGCATTACGCATCTGAGAGTAGTAATTCTTAAATGTGTTGAAGTCCCCTATCGGATTAACCGTCATAAACAGCATCTTCACTCCACTACTCAGATTCTCTACCAATCCGTAGTCATCTACACCATCTGTCACTAATGCACCGGGATATTCGGGTATCTGAGTAATGGTGATGTCTGTGGAGTAGGGTTGGTCGGAGATAATGGTTACAGAACCATATCCCGGGTTATCGCTATTAGTCGTATCAAAGGCTATGTCGTTAACACCATTGGTTAACTCAATTCTTGTGCTTTCATTATTATATTGAGCCAAATAAACCTTATTTCCTTCTTGTATCCCTTCTATGTTCCATTTTAAATATAGAACTTTATTGACATTGTTTTTAACCCTGTAAAGTCCAAAGTCTGTAGATTTTTGAGTAGGTTTACCTTCTATTGAGTAATAAGATAGGTGACTCCATTTTATATTAGTATTGTTAGGAACAGTCTCAAACGTTTCATTCTTATACCCATCTACACCGCTCATCATGTCGAAGAGAAAGTTATTTAATTTCATCCTTCTTCCTTTACCCGACAAGTCCTGCAAGTAAGCAGACTCCTTCAATGTTTCGTTGGTCGCACCTTGCTTCTTTACGTCATAGTAGAAAACGATATGCTCCCTTATCCATTGAGGGATAGGGGAAGGCTTGGAAGCACCGCCACCCGAACGGATTTCGCCAATGTGATTCAGTGCGATTGTATTCAACCGCACCGAATTTAAAGATATTGTGTTAACCTTCATATCACTCCAAAATTAATGCCTTGACAGGCTTAACATTGCACTGAATCTTGATATGCTGCTCACCAATAACACCTTCGATGTTCTTCTGCCAAACCGACCCGACACCGTAATCGACTGCAAACACCACCCAACTCTCACCGTCCAAACTCTGATACAATACCACCTTGGACGGATGTGTATCGAATACCAATTGCAAACCAAATGTAGACGCAGCAGGCTGAAACTTATACTCCTGATTGGAGCCGGATGCTGCAAAATTGCCGGTTATATCCTTTAATGCCATAATTGTAGATTTTATAAACTTAATACCTGTTTCCGATTCTTACCATCTGCCCTAAAGCTTACATGTACCCATGCGAAGTTGCTCTCATCAATCAACTGGTCATAAGGCAGGTTCTTGCGGATATACTCAAACAACAGCTTATTCTGTTGTCTGTCTCCTGTGTCAATATCGGCTGCTTCACCCTTCATATGCTGAGAAGACTTGCTTCCCTTGACAGCTTCATTCAGCTCCGGGCAGCGATAACCGCTGTTTACTATTATAGGCTTTCCCCACCATGTGCGCAATGGGTCAAGCACGTTATCCACTAGTGCAGTCAGAGCGGTTACATGCTGCTGTCTGCATCTGTTGTTAATCCCCATACGGTCAGCCGTATTGCTCCGGCATAACTCGGCAACTGTAAAGTACTTCATTTCTTTTCCTCCTTCTTTGACTCAAACAGTATTTGAGCTGCTAATTTTGCAATGTCTTCTTTATTCTCGATAATCACACTCATTGTCTTCTCAGCCTTGCGCAATTCCGCTTTTTCCCATGATTTTTCCCTAACCGATTTAAACTCGCAGAAAATGCAGTATCCAGTCCATATCATAGAGAATACCGGGAAGGGGATAACGATGCAGCACAACAGGTCGATAAAGCACAATTCAATAAACGGTGTGAAGTACTTCTTTGCCTTTACAGCGGTTTTTTTATACCCGGTCGATGTCCTTGCTTCGCCTCTCTGCTTAGCCTTCATTACTCCGGTAATCAGGTCAATAAACATGGCTCCGATAGTAGCGGCAATGCATAAGGCAATCAGCACAATGTGTATCATCATGTGGTCGTGGATAAAGTAGTAAATAACATCTCTCATTTTGTCTGTTTTTAAGATTAATACTATATTTGCATGTGTTTTTCATAGTACAACAAACCTAGCGAGGTTGTTTCATATGGTTTTCCCTGCCGGCCTGCGAAGGTGTGCAGGGATTTTTAAACTAAATATCAAAAACCAACCTCTCCGGATATCCAATGGTATAGTCATAACCGACCAATCCCTCAATTGTGCTAATGCTGGATATGGCAGAAAGATGCTGCTGCGTGACATTATAACATGCCAATGCATACAACTCCAATTGGGCAAGCATATATAGTGCCACATCTATTGGGATGGTGTAATTAATCCCCTCAAACCAAAGAACGGTATCAGTCTTTTGGGTACTCTTCTCAATGTTGATGCTGTTCATCAGACCTACACGCATTTCCTTGGAAAGCCACATCTTCTTGCCGGCAAGGGTAAATTCGTTCACATGGTCAGACACATCATATTCTTTGATGCGCTTCTCCAATTCCCGGACCAATGATTTTCTTATCGACTCTTCATCATTCGTATCACAGTACACCCATAATGTATCATATATATATGCTGTCCTTTCTACAGTACCTTCCATCGCAGGATAAGTAACCGTTTCCTCGTTGACGCATATCAATGCCTTCTTGTCTGAATAGGTTATTAAAGGCATACGCACATCAAATTCATTTCTTTCTGTTTCCATAATCATTCTGTTATAATTCGATAAAAGGGATAGGAAAAGATCCAACGAATAAGTTATAGTCTGCGTCAGCAAGAGCGTTACAATACAAAGTACGAGCCGAAGCAACACTGTGATAAGCAATAGCACAACCCACACTAGAGCCATGGATACACCGCTCATTCGCATTAATATCTTTATTCTCATTTATAAATAAGAAAGCATTTTCGTAATTACGGGCCCCTCCACCAGCAGTCTCCGCACAAAAAAGAGAAAAATTATAATCCGATTTTTTCACCCATGATTCATTGGCAGCAGGAAGATTTAACCCCGGATATTCCTTCTTTAAATCCAAACCTCTTTCCATGTCACTTTCTTCATTGCCAAGGACACGGCATGAGTAGGTTGTACGTGCGGGGACTCTGCTCACATCTGATGCACAGCGGAATTGCACAGGCAGATTATTGCCTTCCGAATCCTTTCGGACAATGTAATATGCACCGTCCATCTGTCGGTATCCCCCTTCAATCGGTAGATTCCATCCTCTGTATATGGGGACAGAGCGTTTCAGGATTCCAATGCCGCCATCCAGCACTGTATTGTCACTCCATTTGACACCGTCAATAAATTCCATCTTGGTGTAAGAGTTTACAACGGCTGTCATTACTCCGTCTGCCATTCCCTCACATCCGGGGACATTTCTTACAACGTAGTAATGCTTGCAGGCTTCCATGCCTGCGCCCGTAGACAGGTTGACAGAACCATCGGTTATACATTGCACATTTCCGTCTGCGCCAAAAGTGAACACATTCCTAATACTCCCTATCTTCGGCACAAGTCCTGCCTTGGATATGCCGTCCAATAGTCTTTGAGCTTCCATTATTTCTAAAGGTCCGGCCCATGAGAAACCCGAAATACCATTAATCAGATTAGTCTTATTTGTCGAAGATGCCAGAATAACCATATTAATACCAAACAGATTGCTGTATTTTACTGTATCCCCGATTATCACCTTCCATCCGCTATTAGCGGTAAGTGCACTGTCTGCAAATGTAGTCGCATTAACGCTGTCTAACATTGTACAACCTGCACCAAACAGGTTTAACCTAGTATGTGCCCATGTGCCAAGCTCAAAGCTCATCAGGCAAGTAATGATTTCGTAGAACTCATAATACATGCCCATATATGGACGATTGGTCGCTTCGTCTGCATTCTTTGCCTGTGCATTCTTGATTGATTGTACCGCGGACACATTTAGTGTCGGGTATCCGCCACCACTTGTCTTATAGCTTTTTTTGAATATGTTCAAAGGTGCGGTGTATGTCCCGATTGCGTTCTTATTATAGACATAATGGGCGCAATTTCTTGCATCACCTTCCAGCTTGGCGGTAACACATCCACCGGGGACGATGGCAAACGGTCTGATTCGCTTTGCCTGCTTCCCTCCGATACCGAAAGGCAGAAGAGACAATGCCACAATGTTATATTCCCCTTCCGTACCTCCCTGTGGCGTATATTGCATGGTGGTGCGTAAGTAATACAAATCGCAATCGGTGAAGTTCATCACGTCTCCATCGGTCCCGTCTATGGCAATATTCCTGCCATCGACAGATTGAGTAAGTCTTCCCGGTGCACATTGTTTTAATAACTTGCCATTCTTAAACACTCCAAGATGCAGATGTGACGCTAACGAGCGAAGTCTCGATGTGTTCCCAAATGTAACCTGTGCATCCGGGTCTGCACTCCCGTTTACTCGTGCGAATCCACATGCACCCAAGGCTTCCAACTCATTTGCCAGTGCTTCGATAGCGGTTGCATTGGCTTCCTCGGCTGCTTGTGCACGTTTTGTTTCGTCAAGAATTCGCTTATTCAATTCGGTTAACTCTTCCGTAAGGTTTTTACGCGTAGTTGGATGTACCACCGCATCAGTGGTTGTAGCAGGATAAATAGTCTGCCCGCCTTTGGTAAGTTTATGAATTTTAGCCATATAATTCTTATTTTAATTCGTAAATATATTTTTATCGGTTCCCGATAAAAGGAAACCACTCAATACATCTTCGTATTCTTTATCAGAAATAGGAAAGGAAGAAAGCATCTCATTCTGCACATCCTTTACCACAGAGTCCTTTAATTCGGTACGCTGCTCCTCTGTCATGGATTCCCATGTCATTGGGTCTCCCTTATCGCCTTTCTGATAGTTAGGATAAACGTCAATTGTACCTGTACTGTCATCAGACTTGCCATTGACAAGGATGATGCCTGTAAACTCCATGGATACAAGGTTACAGATACCATCAGCAAAATCATCATCAGTAAGGTAATACTCGCGTCTGACCGTCAGGTTGCCCGGACGCATGCCATGATTATCAAACACAACCAGCAGGCTGCCATCATCCAGCCTGCGACAGTTCTTGTATTCGTGCCCATCGAAAGAGGCTACAACGGGTTTTGACAATGCTGTCTGATAAGTAAACCGGAAAGGAGTTTTCAGGTCGCCATTCAGGCTTTTCTCTATGATTTTAAAATCGGACTGATAATTGATTCTCATAACTATAATATTGATGTTACATCGTCAATAGCTTCGGCAGACAGATACTTCTTATCAGCGTCTACGGTTTTCTGATAAGGTGTTAAATCAGGTGCCACGTATCTTTTCAACGTATCGGTAGATAATCTTCCGTTTGTATTCCCTTCCTGGAAGGGTATGTTTTCCTTACCGTTCAGTATTGTCCGTGCGTCAAGCTCGTTAATCGTTTTTCCTGCCATAATTATTTGTTTTACATTATAAACATTCTGCCAATCTCCGCCAATACGGTGATACCATTAACCTTGATTTCCCCATCTTCATTTTTCCCGATTGCAAACTCCTTATCCGAAGGGATAACTTCCGCAATGGAAACCAAATCATCGTCTGTGAGTGCCCTTTCGCTGACTGTATAGTCATTGTCTGCCGAAGCGCATTCTCTTGCCTCTTCAAACTCGCGCATCAATGTTTTTTTCATATCAACATAAGAGAGGTATTCCTCACTCTGCTTAATCGACTCAAGCTCTTGTTTTTCTTCGTTGCTTATGTTTTCTTTCTTCTCCAGCTCATTCACGCGGGGAAAGGCTTGAGCGTCATAGCCTTCGGGTTTCAGCTTGGCATAGATACCACGCATATCCTCGTTGAAGTTCTCCATTGCCCTTTCGTAGGCTACGAGATTCAAGATTATCTTCACTTTCGTTTTATTGGCAAGTGGCGCACCCTCATCCGATTTCAGAGGCACGAGTTGCAAAAAACTCATTTTTCTGATGATTTCATTGATTTTCATTTTGCACCTCCTTCCTTGGGAATGGAAGACAATATGCTTCTAAGCATACTCTCTATATCTTCGATGGGAGCTTTCATGCCTACTGTCATGGTAAACCCTGTGGGCATGATAGAGGCTGTGCCAACATAAGCATCTCCATCCAATACGATATATTGGATATCATTTGTTGTGTTGTTTGAGACTTCGCCATTTTCATAAAGCCTTGTAATACTTTCTTTTTTTCGTATCAGTTCCATATCTGTATAATTTAATGATTAGTATATTATGGGTTAGGGTTCAAAGCCAAAGGATAAGCCTTCTTCGTGTACTTTCCGTTGGATAGCGTAACATATACATAGTACTCTTGCAAGAAATTCATCAAATCAAATTGACCCGATATCACAACCGGATTGTCCAGAGTCAAATCCTTGTCTCCTAAAGATTTTTGCTGCTCACCTGCCTGGAACGGGTCGGTCACGTCACTCGTTATGAATCGCAGACTAATCCAATTGTTGCGAAGTGCCATATTGCCATTGGTAGCCTTTAACTTGAGTTCCCACTTGACAGCCGTATTCAGACCTGTCATTGGATGCGTCACATACTCTGCATTCAGATTGATTACCAAACCACCCGCTTCTTCTTCCGATACATACTTAACCCTGCCGGGAGAGCAGTTCATAACGGGCAGGAACAAGTTAACCGAATCCAAGTCATAGATGCTATCAATCTTATTCATGCAGAGAAACGGATATACATCATAATATTGACCTAGTGTCAGACCCCTGGCAGGCATTTCCAATGACACACCCGGCTTCACGTTCGCCAGTTTCCTTACGATTCTGTTGGACGAGTCAACCAACATCGCCCCAAACCACCATGTTTCAAGGTTAGTTCCGAAATCTATATCAGACAACGTTATAGAGCCGGGTCCTGACTTGTCCACATCGGTAATGTTGATTCCAACCGAACATGATATAGTTCCGGATTGGGATACTTTGGAATCGCACTGAAATGCGAATATGGGTGCCCATGCATTATGCTTGTACAACAGAAAATCCGCCAACCTGTACGGACTCCCACTTCCTCCCCAAGGTCTCTCATAGGTATATCCGTTCATCTTGTCTTCCGTATACAGCTTGGGGATTTCCTCATAAGACGCTACAGGGGGTGGCTTAATGCCGCAATTCTTCATCGAGCCTTTCCACCACGCCCCTTCACCGTCAGATGGCATGCTCCTGTCAGGAGCAGCAGAAGCAATATGGACAGGCTTACATCTTGACCACATATTAATCTCATGGCTCGTGCATAACCCGCTCACATTCGCTGCAGACGTTCCAAGAACGGAAGCAACGTCACTCCTCAGATTGACAGGAGTCGTAATTACGTTATTCGAATTAGCCATATCAGTAGAGCAGTAACAGGGTTATATAAGTCGAGATAAAGGCACACATCTCCATCCAAAACACAGGCTTCTTGAACTTAAGGCATGCCAATACGATTACACCGCCAAGGAAGGTTATAAGAGGGACGTACCAAAAACTCATCAACACTTGCCATACAAGAGAGGCAAGCGCGCAGATTCCCGCGCTTACATAATGGATATTGCGGTTATAGTCCTCCTTGAACAAGGGAGCCGAGCCGACAAATGCCAATGATGCACTTGCGATAAACGCCAGGAATTGGTATTCTTCCTTGCTGGCTTCGATAAACGATGCAACCAGCAGGGAAGATTCGGCAAGGCAGAAGAGCGTGAACAGCCAACCCCTCTTTCCAAGCCGATAGTATGTGTCACTGATACTTGCAGGGATGCCATACATCCCGACTGTATATCCGATATAGGATACAAACAGAACAATCGAAACAATCAATAATGTAACCATAGTTTTTAATTTATAAATTTACGTTTCAAATCATCAATCTCTTTGTGCAGCTCAATTATCTGAGCCTGCAATACTGCCGTATATTGGGCATAGTTCACGGACAGGTAGTGTTCTTTCGAGCTGCCTTTAGACACCAGCTCAGGATACAATTCTATCATGTCCTGTGCGATAAACCCTATACTTTCCTTTCCATCCTTGATATAGCTGACAGGGGTAATGAACCCTCTGTTCCGTAGCGGTTTTATATTTGATTTTAAGCGGGCGTCCGACCAGCAAGACAACTCTCCACTTGCTTCCAATGAACCGTCCATAAAGTTGTTTCCCTTTGCCCTTAATCTTAATCTGCCATACCTTTCACCCCCGCTAAATCCCAAGGTAACTTCATTGGTAAGAGCACCGTCCCCATTGTACACGAATCCTAATTCTCCTGTATTGGCTAGAGATGGATTATATCCGAAGTTTATATAACTATAACCGGTTTTACCATAACAGCATATATATCTTTCAGGAGCGTCAATATTGGACGTACCTACCCCTAATGCCTTGCTTACTACCACATTGCCATTAGTATTAAATTGCATGACATTACCATAAGACGTAAAGAAGTCAATTCCGTAGTAACCTGACATTACAACCCTTTCATTGTAACTAAAATTGATTCCATACCAAGGATTATAATCATCGTGGACATTATCAGGATTGTTACCAATGACGTAACACCCAACCTTATTCGTCCAAACAGCACTCCACATATTGCTATTCCATCCGCCGCCAAATTCCTTCTTCCCCGATATGGGGACCATTCTTTCAGAGCCGAAACTGTAACCGAATCCTGAACCGTTAAGGTGTATCTCTTTGCTTCCGTAGATAGTCAAGGAATCATCAGACGCCTCCTTCAAGTATACGTAATCACCGTCACCGAAGTTTATTTTGTTACCAAAATTCCCGGCTTTGTTCAGGACTATATTATTAGTGGTCGTAGTTCCGTTTATCGCAAGGTTGCCCGTTATCGTCCCGCCTGCCAAAGGCAGATACTCTCCTGTTATAACATCGTCCTCCAATTGGGACAGTCTGGTCGGGTACGCAGGAAGAGATATCACCCCATTGGATACATTATAAGGAGTCGTGCCCAGCTTTACCTGCTTGGCATATACACTGCCCAAGTCCGGTATGTGGGAAAAATGGATTCTCTTGGACGTGTCAGACTTGGCAAGCTCATCCCACATGGCATCTATATCCAAACCGCCACCGCCTTTTTTATTCGTCCACTTGTTTTTGATTGAGTCGTAGGTCAATACCTGTCCTTCCGATAGAGGAGTAACCAGGTCTACATCGTCCAGCATGCCCAATGAGGTTGCACCACTTCCACCACCGGTTGTCGAACCGAACGCAGCAAGGTCACCCGTAGCGTAGAAATTAACCATAGACCCATCATCCTTCTCTACATATACGGCATTATTGGTCGCGTCATATTTCAGCAGAGCATTACCGATTTGGACAGAATTGATGGCTTTTATATGAGTGAACGGATATTGAGGTTCCAATATATATTTGAATTCTGCCGAGCGCAAGAACTTAAATGCCGACAGTAATACACCGACCGTTTCCTCACCGACAAAGAATGACAACGGGTCTGCATGGAGTGTACCATCTTCTTCCCACCAAAGTGCACCGTTGGCAAAGTAACCCGTACCGTCAAAGCGCACAAGACCTTTGGCAACGTTTTCCGGCACGCTGCTTTCCGGATAATCGAATTTGTCCAGCATGGAACCTCCCCACCAGGAAGCAATACCTCCGCCGCGCTTGTCGGATTGGTATACACCGTTCGTGCCGCTCATTATCTTGAAACCGCTTTCCGAGGTGTATCCTAAAGCTAATAATGAGGATTGAATAAGACCACCCTCAATATTGGTATATTCCTTAAGTGCTTTCGTCAGATAGGATATATCTCCTATATTCTTCGATATTTCCTTGATGGATTCGTTAAGCTTGCCCTGTATATAATTGTTCGTGGCATTGACATTGGCAATAAAATCACCGTACTTCAAGTTGAACGCTGAATACTTGCCATCCACCATAGCCACTTCGGTCGCTGTGGTCTTACCGTCCTGAATCACACCGTTAATGGTGTTTATAAGCTCCTGTGCCGAGTTATTGAACAAGCGGTACGCAGTTTCCAACTCCGTCTTTACCACGCCTTCATCAAGAAGCTCATTCTCTATAATCTTATTATAGGATTCTGTTACATCGTTTTTGATGGAGTCAATATTATTCAGGTATTTTTTAATCGCAGCCGCTTCCCCTCTGTCTACGATACCATCATTGAATGCTTCATCGGTAAAGTCCTTCATTGAACTTACAGTACTGTCCAGCTTTTCAGCCGCTTTCTTCGTTTCTTCGGCTATTTTCTTTGCTTCTTGCGCCAAAGTATCATCAGTGTATTTTGATGCAAGCTCCCAATGTGAGATACTAAATGCTTCCCCTGCCTTTTTCGAAGTGTTCGCTCTGAGCATATCGTCCTTGTAAGTACTACCGTAGGTCGCATTTACCCACATATCACCTATGTCGTATGCGTCCGAATTCTGCGGTTGTCTCACAAAGATGCGTCTTTTCCCATCTGCGGTATCCTGTGCTTTTTGAGCGTTTTCCAAAGCCTTGACAATATCCGTATCGGTAATGGCATTCCAATACCATCCCTTTTCTTGTTCATATTGGAACCGGTATGCTTTTCCCTCCTTGCTGTAATAGAGGTCTCCCAAATGATTGTTCTTCTTCTCATCTGTATCCCAATCGGATGCGGGAATATTTTCAAGGGTGGGCACCGGGTCGTAAAACCATGTTTCTATCGCACCGTCAACCTGATTCTGGATATTATCTATTTCCTGCTTGATGTACTCTTTCAGAGGGTCCAAGTCCTCTTTGTACTTCTCGGAAGCTTTCTTGAGGGCGTCTTCAATGGTATCACCGTTACCGATAGTGGTGCCCACAGAGAGCTTGCCCTTTATTTCCACACCTTCACCTTGGGTGAATTTCACATAGCTCTTGCCGTCACGGTCTCCAACGTATGTATCACCGTACACATGGAAGAATGCCTTGTTGTTAGTTTTGTCTACGCCATACTCAACATACTCCTTGTTCAAGTAGGAGTAGGAGTCTATACCGTGATACAGAGTAACACTCGGGCTGAACACATCGGTAGAAGAGAAAACGATGGCATTCTGTGCGTCAATATTGCTTTCATCCGTCACGTCATTACCGCCAATGCCTTTCCATTTGATTCGTGCACCAAGGTGGGCTACAGTATCACCCTTTGCCGGAATGTCACTGCCTGTGTCGCAATCCGCCATGCTGAGGTCAATATAGTGCAATTTGTATATGCCGACATTGATAGGCTCTTTGCTTGCCCCTACACATAAACGCCAATAATAATGGTTCGCCACCTGTTGGTATTCTCCCGGCTTTTTGATATTGAAGTTTTTGCTCTGTACCTGGAAGCCTGCACGGAAGCGGTTCTCCACTTCCACACCGTCCTGCTCGGCAAGGAAGAAACATCTGTACACGCCTTCGGGAACGCCATTGTCTACCGTTTCTTTATCCATCAATTGGAGTTCACTGCCATCTGCAAGCAATATAGGATTCCCGTCTGCCATTGAAAGTATGGGCGTTTGTTCAATGGTGCCCTTGGTCCAAACATCAATAAGCGTAACAGCACCACCCGGAGTTAGAAGTATCTTTCCACCTACAGAATTTACATCTTGTATCTCCAATGATTCGAAATAGGCTTTCATGCGGACTTTCAGTTTATCAACCTCCGCATAGGTTTGACCTGTTTCCTTATCAACCATTATGATACCACCTGTACTACCACTGACAAATTTCCCTATTTCAAAAGCTTTGTCAGAGGATAACTTGTGCGGGGTACGGTCATCTTGTGTTTTACTGAGAAAATGTCGAGAGACTTTTGCTAAGATATCAGTAGTAGAAATACTATTCCCTCCCAATGTATTACCTATGATATCGCCTGCAATTTCTGTAATAGTACTTCGTAATGCAGAAACATTTGCAGATAATTTGTCTGTTAATTCAACAGATATGTCATATAAGCAATTTTTGTCCGCTTTACAAGTAAATGAATTTACATACATAAGATACTCATGTTCGTTGTATTTTATATACATGCGAACATTCTCATTTAGTAATTCTGCTAATTGAATATTGTCTGCAAGAAATACTCTGGAAAAATTGACAGAGAATGTGAATTTTTCGTCATTATTCTCTGACATATACTTTATCAATGCTTCATCCAATCTCTTCTCAGCAGCGAGTACAAGGGACTTGGGCATCTTAATGCCTGTAATCACAAATTTATCCCCGACAGAAGGCTTATAGTTATTGGTGGCATTAGGCATAACAATTCCGAAAGTGGTATTGTCCTTTTTTACTGCAATCCAAACTTCATTTGTAGAAGTGTTTTGTTGGCTTTCTACATATTGGGATGGTTGTGAAGTAACCTTCTGCTCAAAATCTCCTGCCGGTAAGTTCCCGGAAGAATCCACCAATACAGGGTTGAATGCCCTTCCCGGTTCATTGTCCTTATAGGTAACTCCTATTTCAAACTCGCAAGCAGCGCAATTACCCGTAGTCATATTGATTACAGCCGTACCACCCTCCAAACCCTGTTCGAACAGGTTAAAGCCGTAATCTCCATTATATATATGTAATTTTATGTAGAAATAAGAATGTACATACTCATCTGTATCATTGAATATATTATTCCCTTCTCCGGTTCCGAGTTCGTCACTATCATTAGCATCAAAAGCAATATCCGCAATCTCACCAAATAACTGTCCCGAAGCGTTTGTCACATTTTCTATGGTAGGCTTTATATCGCTGAAATCTACCTTTATCTCTTTTATCTTCTTAGAAGAAAATGTATTTTTGAAAGAGTAGTAATCATTTGTGCCAGGTATCTTATACGTGTCGTTAAGCGCATTGTAGAATCTTTCTGCTCCATTTGTTTGTCTGTAAATGGAAGGCATAAGGTTTTGTGTACGTTCTATAGTACCTTTTTCATCATCATTCGGATAGTAGAAAGGGATATTATCAGAGCTACCAACACCAGTAACGCGATTGACAATTTTATAATTGGCGTTTGTCTTTTTTATTGATACAAGCCCTTTCTTATACTCGAAGGGAGTAGAAATTACATTCTCTGTATATCCTATGTGACAAACCTTACCTACAAAGTAATAAGGAAGTTCGTATATGGTATATATGGATTGTAACGCTTCTGCAAGATACACATTGTCAAGTGAAACAAGTTTGGAATCGGAAGTAATATCATCATCTATGACTACCGAATATCCGATACCCGATTTTGCCATTGAAGCGTTAAGGCGACCTACAAACTCGTTTATGTCTCCCATGAACTTCACAGAAGTAGAGTTGGAATGATAAGTATCTGTTCCAGTTGTCACCACATCCATGAAATACACGTTCTCCAATACGATACGTTCTGAAACGAACTGGAGTTCATGCTTATACATAATGCTCTTGTTGTCCTTTGAAGATGTAGGGGTTTGGTCGACATAGTATCTCTCACCTCTGAACTCCACAAATTCCTCTCCAGTCCACTCTTCATCCAAGCAAGACGGATAGTTGAGCGTGGCGGTAAGCGTAGGAGTGCCGGCCATGCGCTGTGCCGTGTAAGTGTATTCACCCAGCTTTGCAGACATGGTTTCGTTGGGAAATTTGACTTTTTCCCCATGTGTATCCAGCTTGTATATGTATAGGCTCTGTTTCTCCATTACTTGTGTTGTTTGTTTTCTCTGAATTCTTCGTATATATTTGGAAACTTATGCAGGACATATTCGATGAACATATAAATGTGATGGTACAGATCTCTATTCTCACCATCATACATAATATCAAGTCGATTAACGTCTTGTATCTTCATGAATAGATTGAAAATTGCGTTATCTGTTTCATCAATTCGCTCTTGCATTTTGGCAATCTCTTTAATAAAGTTGGCATCTATGCTTATCACTTGTTTATTCATTATTACCTCCTTCCTGCTTGTTCGTTTTGTTGGCTTGCTGTTGGGCAATCACCTTTTCTTCTGCTTCCTTAACTTCCTTAGTCACTCGTTGCTCCTCATCGGGTGTGCTCTCCGTGTTCTTTTCGATAGCCGTTTTCGTGGAGAGAATACCAGCCTGTTTCATTGAGATAAGCATGTTGTTATACTCAGTTGCACTGAACGGTTGCCATATTTTGAACTTACAGCTGACACGAAGTTTGTCAAATTCTGTAATGGCATTTACGTTCTCGCCTTTTTTTACCAATTCTTTGGCTAATCCCTCCTTGAACAGGCGCATCATCTTGTCTGCAAAATTCTGCCACTCGATAACCCCTTGCTGGGCATTCTTCAAATCTAAATCACGGGTCAGCGTAATAGCCAGTCCGCTTATGTCACCACTTGACTTGACATCTTTAGGCAAAAGAAATGTGCATGAGGTGTTTATCTGTATCTTCTCAAACAAATCTTGCAGACTGTCAAGCATACCTTGCGGGCTGGGCGGTGCTTTGAACTCTGCACTTCCGTTACCGTCCATTGACTTGTCTTGCAAAATGATACTCCCTGCAAGTTTCTTTGTCGTTTCTGACAAATTGCCTTTGATATACAGAATGCCCCAACCGTTCCGTTTCTGAATGACAAAGAAGATGTTGTAGATAATTTCGTAAATCTCGATAAGGCTCTGGCCGTTGTTCCACGCCACATTACCGCGTTTGGTACACAATGGTATCTCGCTGAAACCGTGCAATATAGGAAGTTCTCTTACAAAACCGTCCTCGCCTGCTTCTTCACCGTCTATCGGTGTGTGCATACGGTACATGTAGGTATCATCGTAACTGTCAATGTATTCCACACCGTCCGCATCGGCATAGTAGACACTTTCAAGAAGCCTGTCACCGTTGTTGTCATTGTGTGATATGATTACGTAACCATCTTCATAACTTATCAGGCGGCACTTGATACGTCCTTTATAGTCATAATAAAACAGAAGTCCTGCATCGCCTGTTGCAAGTTGCGAACGGACTGCCTTTGTACGCCATCCATCCATATTCCTGTCTACCCAATACTCCTTGATTGTGGAATAGTTGGCTTTATCTTTCTCGGAAGGAGTGCCACCTCTTAAAGACAATGTACAGGGATTCCCGCAAAGGTAGATTACGTGGCTCGCCAGTATCTGTTCTTGGAAAGCTAATGCAGTTCGTTGGAACTTTATTTCTTGATAACCTCCGTTCTCCAACTTCACGCAAATGCTTGGAAGATTATTGTCAAACAGAACATCATGGCTCATTGGGTCAAGTTCCTTCAAAAATCTTGCCTGTGTGATAATTGTTTTTTTGACCTTCGGAATACATGCTGTCCGTGTTTCTGTAACGGTTGCGGTTTGCCCTTCGGAATAATCGTTAATGGAAGGAGTATCGCTGCCTCTGAAAAACGGCTTCTTCTGTAACAGAGCATTTATGTTCCGTAATAAATATAACTTCTTCTCTTCCCGTGTCATTTGTCCGCATCAATTAGGTTGTAATACTTCATACATGCTTCCTTGCTCGGCATGGCAGAACACTCTCTCGAAGTCCATTTACAGATGATGTCATGTTTCTGCGGAACAACAATAATTCTTCGTTGTCCTTCTTCTTCCTCAATGTTGAACTTGTCGTTTAGCTTTACACGTGCATCCAATACGACCTTACTTGCTTTGATAAAAGTGTCTGAATCTCCACTTGCTTTCGCATCGTCAGCAATCTGTTTCATCTCCGATATTTCTTTCAGCAACGCTTCTCGGTTCTCATCTTTAGATATGGTAGTGATAGCACCGATGCCGAAAGGTTTCAGTTTCTCGGCAAGCGTGGATAACACCTTGTTTGAAGGCTTTTCATCTTCTTGGTAAGCAACCTTGGCAGCAAGGTCCTTATCCACAAAAGAATCGCACATCACCAAATAGGCAACGTCTCTTAATCTTGCTTCAATTCCTTCTGTTTTAAGGGAATTGATAATATCCTTTATGTCGTTATAGCTTATCATATCCTAATGGTACTTATTTGCGAGATTACACCAGCAATCTCGTTGGGGTCTCCACTCCCCCTCTATTGACTACTTGCGAGATGCTTTCGCCAACTACTTTTCTTAAAATCCCTATCGCTCCGTTTAGATCAGCATTCAGGATTTTACCTGTACTGCTACGGAATAGACCTCTTTGTATGCGCTTACCTAAATATGTTTCATGTTGACACATCTCTTCGCCTGCGTAGTGGTCTATTTTGGAAGTATAACTTTCTTCGGTTATTACGACCTTAATTCCCACTTCTTCGGACTTGTACTGTATCTGAGAGATTAGCTTTTCAAATGGGATGCTGACAAAGTTTTGATTGTTACGTTTCCCCATATTTATTTGCTGCTTCCAATCTTTGTTATTACCTATTACAATAGTATCAATATGATTATCAATACAATAGTTTACAATAAATCGGGAAGTATTGTGCATATAGTCATTCACTTTACAATTCCGCTTTAGTGTTAGTTTCCCTATTCGCCTACTTGTACCTTTCCCTCCAATGAAACTCATTAACTTAGTTTTCCTCTTGTTGAAGTATTGGTTTATGGATTTCAATATTCTGCCATTTATGATAAAGCTCTTATGACATAGCGAATCATAGGAAGTTGCAAGGTTGTTCAATCCCAAGTCAATACTTAAATAAGAGTTTGGTTCAAGTCCGGTGGTTTCAATACTTTCTTTTTCATATACTACTTCTATGATATGGCAACTACATTGCGGGATAATGCGAACCTGACGCAAATTAGTTACTTTTGTTCTTAACGGTTGTATGTTTACTTTCTTCGGAAAGTGAATGTATCCGTCCTTCAACTTGCATTGCTGATAGGTGAATACGACTATATTTCGTCCTTTCGTCTTATGTTTATACTTCGGAGGTTTCGGTTTACCATTAAGCTTGTCCTTGCATTTACATAGTTTAAAAAACGACTTCCAATTCTTGAATAGAAGAGCAACAACCTGTTGACTGGTCTTCGCAGGAAGAGATGTATAATCCATTTGTTTTTCCTTTGCAAGTAAAGCTGTCAATCCGTATTCAGGAAGCAACTTACCACTCTTCGTAAACTCCTGACGAATCATATAGTTTGCGTAGTTGTACAAATTCTTGGATAGGAAACAAAGCCTGTCCAAGTACTTGTTACCAATGATAATATGTCGTTCTACTCGCTGCATATACATATATAATTATTATGTTCTGTGAGGCATATAAGTGCCATCCTAATACCATAAATGTTCATCGTAAATACTTCCTTCTGTCTGTGTATGGCTCGCTTGTTTGGTTTCTTCCTCGTGATTGTAATACCCTGCTTGAATTTCATTCCCGTATTCAATGTTAGCGCACGGAAGCATTCTCATAGCGCATGGGTCTAACAAGTCCATCGACCTGCCTTTCCCTAACATCTGATTCATTTTCTTCTTGTTCCAAAGCCGCTTCTTCCCACTCTGCATATCGTCAAATCGCACAACGGAACATTCTTCCATAAACTCGTTCTCAACCGTCACTTTGTATTTCAAGTTTTGATGGGTGTAAGTCTGAACGGCAAGTTTATCGTCAAATGTCAAGTTGCCTTCCTCTATCATCTTGCATAATCTGATATAGCACATATCCTTGACTGTCATTGCGGTAAGTTGGTAAAGCCCGAAAGGTTTATTTCGCGAGATATAAGGTACTGCATCGGGAATGTAATCATTGAAGTACCTTCCGGCAGTCGCGTCAAAAATGATATGGCTTTCGGCTGTTCCATGCTCAAATGCAAATGTCTTCACTGCCATAGCGTTTTCTCTCGGAGTGGACTTGCTAAGAATGAGAATGTCGTATGCGTGAAATCCATCCCATGCCAGAGCCACGAGATTATCCGCACCGTAATCCGCCAAATCCACAGTAATCCATTTGTCACCGTTTACGGCAGGGTTGTTGTTGAACACGCCTTGTGCGGCGGATGAAGGGATGGGTATCTCCTCCTCTTCCTCTGGGTCAACATTCCAATTTCCCTCCAATAGTGCTTGCGCAGTCTTACCTCCTGCTGCTGCAACAGAACCTACATATCCTGAATTGTTTTTAAGAAGCTCCTTGTTACCTGACAATTTGCCCTCATAAAACGCAAACGATTTGATAACGTCTTTGTATGAAACAGCATAATCAAGCGATTTTAATTTCCTGTCTATGCCTATCTTACACTTATTATACACTTCTTCTTTACTATCCCCCCAAACTACATCTTCAACGGTTGTCCCATTAACATAAAAATATCTTACACGTCCATTTCTGTCATGAATAATAGTACCGTCAACACCAACATACCAATCAATAAATTTCCTTATCCAGCAAGACCTTTTTGGGTTCATAGTAGCTCTTACCTTACCTGTAAATGTCTTTGACTTACCACGATTACGTGTCATTATATACGTGAATCCTTCCCAAGACATTTCAGTCAATTCATCAACAGCAATCAAATCATATTCCCAACCTTTTGCTCGCTCACGAAGTTTTTTCATATTGCTATCATCAATATATGTGAGGTCGCAGAAACTCCCGTTTTTGAAAGTAACACGTGGGGAATCACTTTCTTTTATAGTGCAATGCTCTCCATAAAATTCTTTGAACTTTTCAACAAATCCACCTCCAGCTTTCTGATTTTGTAGTGAACGGCGAGAAATCAGCATACGGAAATCATAGTCATACATAAATTGTTCTGAAGGAGTTAGGACAATAGCAACGCTTTTGCCCCCTCCGGCGGCTCCTCCACCGAAAGCAACATCAACGTTAGATGATATGAACTCCATCTGGAATCCCTCTTGCGGCTTTATTACGACCTCCCTATGCGATACTTCCTCTTTCATCGGAAGCAAAAATACCTCTTAATAACAAGGTAATATATACTTAAACCAATGTCTATTTATCATAGTGATAAATACAGTGATTTTTTTATAGTTATACCTTTTTATTAAAGCATTACTTTCGCATATAATCATTATAAAACATATAGTGTATGAAGTTTACGAAAGAACAGTTTTCAGAAGCACTGAAAGCAAAACTCACCAACAACGGAAAGAAAAACTTGGCTATGAGTGAGAGAAGTTTCAATGAGGAAGTAGAAGACATCTACGCCGATTTGGAAGAGAGTGGTAACAACGAAGAATTGGAGTTGGCAGATGCCGTAGGCAAAAAGATTAAACGCTTGGAACGTATCGACAATAATGTACGCAACGACAATTCAAAGTTTGTAAAGGAGTGGGAAAAGAATCATCCCCAAAAGAATGACGGAGACGGTAACGGAGATGGCAATGACGATGGTGGAAACAAGTCTGAATTGCAGAAGATGCAGGAACAGATTAATTCCTTGCTCAAACGTGAGGAAGAGAACAACAAGGCTAAAGCAGTCTCCGAAAAACGCAGCCAGCTAAAATCAGCCTTGAAAGGGAAAGACGTGAAAAATGAAGACTGGATTAACGACCAGCTTGAACTGATTCACATTGATTCTGAAACTGACGTTGACGCTCTTACAGAAAGACTGGTCAAGAGCTACAATAAGTTTAATGCTAACACTCCACCTTACATCACTCCGGGCGGCACGGGAGGCGGTAAGGAAAAGACCGATGACTTTGCCGATGTGGTTGCTGTCGTAAAGAAGCAGTCGCACAGAGAAGAAAAATAATAATCATTTAAACCAAAAAGAAAATGTCAGATTTCTATCAGCAAATCCTATTGAACAGTGGCTATCTTCCCGGTAGAGCATTGGTTCAGGCTCGCGGAAGCATTGGTGGTCATCGCTATGTCTTCGTGAAGCTACAGATGAGCGGGAAAGACGCACTTGTATTTCCTACCAGTGGTGGAATTGTTAAAAACCCATTCAAAGGTAATGCAAGAGCTTTTGCCGGAACGCTCGCTGAATATATTCCCAGTAATGGTTCTAATGGAAGCGAAATACGCATCCTAAAATCGTATGCAGTTGCAAAAACATCAAAATCATCTGATACGGTTATTTACTTGAAAAGAGACGGGTATTCCCTCATTCCGTTTGTAGGGGACGTTCTCATGGTTGCTCCTACCACATTGGTAGGGAAAGGAACAGCAGTAACAGTCACAGCCGTTGAAAAAACGACTGACGGAACGGCTGGCGATGTTTGGAAAGTTACATTGAGCGCAACCCTCGGAGCATTAACAACTTCATCTGTTCTTGTTGAAGCGAAAGAAGCAGGTTCTGATAAAGAAGCTATGGTCACTAATCCTAACTCATACCTTCCCTGCGACTTTGATTTTGTTTTTGACCCGGCTGCATCCGAAGATGATTTCGATGGTGCAAGATACCTTATCACTCCTGCATTGGCATTAGGAGATGTATTCCTCTACGAAGACCGTATGCAACCTCTTTCGGCTGCATTAAAAGCTTTGAACAAGAGCAAGGTTAAGGGTTGGTTTAACATTTAAAATTGACGAAACTATGCCTAAATTTGATTTTAATAACAGCAGATATGCAAGATTCTTTTCAGACAAGACCAATCAACGTTTCTTGCAATCCTTTGTCAATACAGAAGGTCTGCTATACACTAATTATGGTTGGTACAAGACTCAAGGTGTAAAAGCTGGTGCTCCCACACCTACCGCTCCTAATGGCATCGCTACTTTTTCTGTGAAAGGACGTGACTTGAAAGCCGCTCCTTTGATGGATTTGCGTGTACCTCTTGGTGACAGTAATCAAATGGATAAGGACGGTCTGCACTGGTACACCGCATCCATCCCTGATTTTATCGCTCCCGGTTTCGTTGAAACAGCTATGGAACGTGAAGCAAAAGAACAACAGTTTGAGTTGTTTGGAAACGATGCCGATTTGGTAGCCGCTTGGGTACATACATTACAGTCCCAACTTGATAGTGCGGACGCAACCATGAACTTCATGACTGCACAGTTAATGTCTAAAGGTCATATTGACTACCGAAATATCGCACGTGGCGTTCAAGCTCCGTTGCATAAGGCTGATATACCAACAGAGAACTTTACTAAAGCTGGCACAGTAGTTTGGACAGACAAAGAATGTAAGATTCTCAGTCAAATGGCGGGAAAGGAGAAAAAATATCGTGAAAAATGGGGGTATGAAGGTGCAATGGTATGGCAGGTTACACGCAAGATGTTTTACGAAGTAATGCTGCAAAATGCCGAAGTTAAGGAATTGATTGAAAGTTTCAAGAAAAATCCTTTAGCTTACATCGCAACAACCGCTACTGCACCTACTACACGAGAGTTGTTCTTAGCTGCTTTCCGTGATTATCCCGGTGTATCTCCAATTGAAATTGTTGAAGAACGTGAGCGTAATCTTACCAATACCGGAGACACATTCGTACAAGGTTGGGACGATAAAATTGCTGTTCTCCGCCCTGCCGGATATGCTTGTGAGTTTGAATACACCAATAACCTAGACAAACAGATGTTTGATAAGTATGGTTCAAGCGTAATAACTAAGATTTTTGCTCAGGCTAACGATGGTCTCTGCACGATTGTGAATACAACAACAAACAACGGGCTGTATAAGGAATGGCATACTGATGTAATGATGTCAGCTTGTCCTGCACTGAAAACATTCCGTAATCACGTAATTGTAGACACAAGTCAGGCAGACGATTAAATGTACAATACATTGCGTAGTAGTTATGGAAAAATCATTTGACCCGATAGCATACCTCAATGGGCTTACGAGATTTGTCTTTGAAGATGATGCGCTTGAAAATATCGCATACGAAAACGGCTTGATGTTTATTTCAGACCGTTCCGAAATAGATGAATACACTAAAGACCATTGCCTTATCGCACTGTACGAGCTTGTCATTAACGGTCCGTGGTCTGTGGCTTCATCATCACTCCAACATGGCAGTTACAGACAGGATATAGGTAGTGAGACGGTAACGGCTGCCATAATCCAAAACTTGAAAGACCGTCTGAAAGCACTGTACAAAAAGTATGGTGAAGAAGAAGCGTTGAAAAGCATGGATTCGGGTAGTATGAGTTGGGTCAATGAAAATTCATTAGATGTATAGTTTATGCGTCTCAAAAGAAAAGCAATAGCAGAATACCCATTTCATGGCACATTCTACACCGTGATAACGAATAAGCCGGAAGACGGGAACCTTCTCGGTGACGGTGACATGCTTGGGAATGAAAAGACGGATAGTTCTCCCGAAGTCCCCACTACGGGAGAGACCATCCTTCTTGAAACTGAATGTGACATACAGCAGGCTGCAAAGCTGATTAACTCCGGTACTATCATGGCTGATTACAAGGTGTTCTTCCCTTGCGAAATAGGTGCTCAACTTCCGATAAGGTTCAACACCAACTTCAAATGCGAGGATTATGCTATACCTATTAACGGTCGTGTCGTGGGACTTGAATACAGCCAGTTGGGAGGTTGCCACGTTGACATTAAGATGAGCGAGGTGTAGGCTATGGCGAAGAAAGACCGCATATCAGAACTTGTCAGATTACTTTCCGGTGAAGGACAGAAAATTGTGGATAGCCAGTTGCAGAACAAAGGATATACGCACCGTTCTCACAACCTGCATGACAGTTACGGATGGGGAGTATATGTAAACCGAAAGTTGGTTGCAAGCGGTTTCCCGGCTATTCAAGCTACGAAAGGTAAGAAATGGTATGGTGAAACGATTAAAGGTCGTGAAGCGATTACAGATTTTCTGCGAAACAAGTATAAACCGCATGACGGTATAGACTTGGTAGTAGCTGTGGCAATGCCATACGGTGAAATAGTCGAAGACAAGTACAAGTATGAGGTGATAGCAACGGCAAGGGATGACGTTAAAAGACTTGCTTCAAAGTTTAAGAACGCAAATTTTGGGATAATAAGTCACGGTAGTTATTGATTATGGATAGCAAATATAAGACAACATCGAAAGTGGAGAACTTCTTTTCCATGCTGCTGACAAAAGCGGCTATATCCGATAACCTGTTTATCGGGAATATGCCTGCTACCGTTGACAGCAGTTGGACAGAAATGGTGCTTGTTGACGTTCTTTCCATGAGAGATTACGGAGCTTATGCCAAAGGTTCTGCCAACGTGTTCTTGTACGCAAAATCAGTTGACAGTCACGGCACGAAACCCGTGAAGGAGCTGTACAAAATGGAACTTGCGCTTGACAAGGCTATTGAATCATGCAAAGACCCCCATTATGTGATTGATGTAAATTTCCGTGATGCAGATTATGACCAAAATAGGAACTACTACTACAACGTGATAAATATAGAAGTGACAATAAGGTAAACAGATTATTAACAGGATAACATTTTTTAATTATGGCAGTAAACAATACTGGCGCAACAGCCAAAAAATTCATCAAGCCTTCTTACATCGTGGCAACTCTGTTCGCTGGCTCTGAACAAGACGATGTGCCAAGGGGCGACTCTTATATCCTTGAAGATGTAGTTGAGGATACCACTTCAATCGCTCAAGACGATAACGATGTAAACGACATCGAGTGCGAAACTTCCGACAGCCCCATTCTTTCCATCGTGAAGCTTGGCAAATACCAATTTACAGCTGAGGTTGCAGATACACAAAAAGACCTATTGGTCGCTCTCATGGGATTTACGGCAGGAACTACTGTCTCTACCAAATACTTTGCTCCTGCTCAATACAAGAAATTGTATGCAAAGATTGACGTAGTGTTTAAGGAAGGGGAAACGATGACTGCATTTGTGGTTCCAAAAGTCCAACTTAACTCAAAACTAATGCTTGAATCTTTGAACTCTAATGTGGGTCGTATCAACCTTGCAGGAACAGCGTATGATGCAAATATCGCCGATGGAGGTAGAACTATCAGAACACCGTTTTATGTAGATTCAGCTTATACTTTACCCAAATAAAACTTGTTCATAATAGATAACTAGAGTGTTTACGGGCGGTAGGCTTATATGCCGCCGCCCTTCATGTTTATAATCATGGCAGTATATAGAGCAAAGAAAAAAGATACAGGACTAAAGACAAATGTTGTAACGGCTTGTACTCCTATATCTGATGAGTCAATGGAACGTTTGGCAAGGATAATGAATGACAGCCCAAGTATTGTAAAACTTCACGGTACGGAGTGGCGTATTAAAGGATTGAAGCCCGGTGTTCAATGGCTTATAGCCGAACAAGCGTGTCAGATTGTGAAGGGAGAGAAGTTAAGTATGGGAGATGTTATCAAAGAGTTCTCGGTAAATCTACCGGCAGTTGCACACGTGATAACGCTTGCGCTTCTCAATGACAGGGACAGGATATTCTCTGATTATGAGAAAAAAGAACTATCAGATGACTACCACAAGGTCTTTGACCTTTTGATGTGGAGAGATTACGACATAAAGGACTGGGCATTATTGCTTGGTGAAATCCTTAACCTCATAAGCACGGATTTTTTTTTCGAGAGTACCAATGTGATTCAGACCGTGAGGGAAATGACCTTGACGAGGAAGACGAAGAAAACGGAACAAAACTGATAATATCCCGTACAGAGTGGGGGCAGATGATTGATTTTCTGCGCTCCAACACTTGGTGCTCTCGTGACGAATATTTATGGGGAATGACGGTTGGACAGGTCCGGTTAAGCTCGTTTGATTTTTCCCATGTAGAATACGGAAACAAGGACAAGAAAAAAAAGAAGGTCAGCAAAATAGGAAGTGTTGACGATTTGAAGAACTTGAATGATTTGGGTATGCCCATAATTAATAAAAAAGGATAACGATATGGCAAATAACGAAGCAGGAGCTTTCCTCAACATAACCCCTGATGTATTAAAGAAGTTGGATAGTTTCGATGAGAAGCTAGAGAAGATAGAGAAGCACGCCCATACAGCAGCAGATGCATTGAAAAACGGGTTTGGCAGTGTGGTAATGGATACGAGTAAATTGGAAAGTGTGATTACTTCGTTAGCCAAAAAGATAGATGCTATAAAAGGTAATCCATTTGAAGGAGCAGGGAAAGGTGCGGAAGAGACTACAAGAAAGACTACTTCTCTGAACGAAAGCCTTTCACGTGCGGCAGATTTGCTAAACAGAATAGGAAACAATAAAATCGGAGAAGGTTCATTTGCTAACTTTAATATATCCGGATTGAAGCAGGGATATTCGGATTTGAAAAAATACGTTGAGAACATGGACTTGTCAAAGCCGCAACAAAAGGCTGCGGTAGAAGCCATGCGCTACATGAAGATGGAGCTTGACGAACAACGAAAGACGGACGAGCAACGTGCCCAATCTAAAGAAAAAGAGACGGAAAGAAGAATAGCTGCTGACAGACGTGCTTATAAGGCTTCGGCAGATTTGGCAAAAGCACAAAACTACAAACAGAATACAACCGCACAGGGTGCGCTTGACTTTTCTAAAACAGCAAATACACTTCAACGGCAAATCACGGCAATAGAGTACCTAAAAAAAGCTCGTTTATCTTTGAATACTACCGATGCCAACTATAAAAGCACACTTGAACAGATAAACCAAGCCATCGCAAAACACAACCAAGCATTGACGGAAGCAGGAGTCAAATCACAGCAGCTTGCCACACGCCATCGCAACCTGATGGATACAGCCGGGCAATTAAGCCGTCAGCTTGCTTTGTTGTTCTCCGTGTCACAGATTGAAGGGTATATCAGCAAGTTGGCAAAAGTGCGCGGTGAATTTGAATTGCAGCAGCGTTCGTTACAAGCAATCTTACAAAATAAATCACAGGCAGACCAAATTTTCAACAAGACTGTCCAACTTGCCGTAAAGTCGCCATTTCAAATTAAGGAATTGGTTACATTCACAAAACAGCTTGCAGCATACCGTATTGAGAGCGACAAGTTATATGATACGACAAAACGACTTGCCGATGTATCTGCTGGTTTAGGTGTGGATATGGGCAGACTTATTCTTGCTTATGGGCAGGTGAAGGCGGCTGCATACTTGCGTGGTACGGAAGTAAGGCAGTTTACGGAAGCTGGTATCAACTTGTACGGTGAACTTCAACGCTATTTCCAAGAGGTGAAAGGTGAAGCATATACCACTGCCCAAATTGTGGATATGATTTCAAAACGAAAAGTAACCTTTGAAGATATTGAGAACATCTTCAAACGGTTAACTGACAGCGGAGGATTGTTCTACAATATGCAGGAAATTCAAGCCGAAACTTTGCAGGGTAAAATTTCCAACTTGAAAGACAGTATTGATGTGATGCTTAACTCTATCGGTAAGGCTAACGAAGATACACTGAAAGGTTCTATTGATTCTATTAAGGTATTGATTGATAATTGGGAAACAGTTGTCGAAGTGGCAAAAGCGTTTGGCATTGTAGTTGGTTCAATGGTTTTACTCCCTAAGATAAAAGCCGCTGCAAATGGAGTTAGCTTGCTTTCCTTTGCTTTTACAAAAGCAGAAACCGCATTACGTTCTTTGGGATTAGCGTTCAAAACATCATTTCCGTTAATAGCACTTGGAGCAGCTTTACAACTTGTTAATGAGTTGTGGAATGTGCATTCTCAATACAACAAAATGTTACGAGAAAGTAGCAATAAATATTATACAGCTCAGTTAAGAATAGGAGAAATAGACGAAATAGCTAAAAATGATACAAGAAAAGCGTTATCATCCCTTGTAAAAGAGATGAATAATGAAGGATTTGAAATAGAGATAAAGCCTAATATATCAGAAAAAGAAGCAAAAGAACAGTTTGAAGAGTATAAAAAACAATATACAGAATTCTTGGAAGATATTAGGAAGATTGAAGCCAACTATGCAGAAAACAGAAAGAAAGGATGGCTGATAGGTAATGATGATATTGAAACAGATTTAGACGAATACGAAAACGCTTTCTATGACTTTATAGCGAAGGGTAACAAAATACAAGCTGAATTATTAAGGATTTCAGAAGAATCAACCTCATTAGGCAAAGGAGCAAAAGAATACATACAAGAACTAGTAAAAGGAAAGAAAGAAGGAGAGAATTTAATTGACTACTACAAAAGACTTGCAGACTACTTGGAGAAGTTACAGAATGGTGTTCTTTTTGCAGGTAAGAAAAGTTCTATCGCCAGCTCATTTCTTGGAACAAAGAAAGATTTGGAGAAAGATAAAGAAGAAGCAACTAAAGAAATACGTGAAATCTTTGATTCCGTAAATGATGAGGTAATAAAAGGTAATAAGACAAGAGAACAATTTAAGATTTTAATAGATAAAGGAGATTTTTCCAAACAATGGTCTGATATAAAGAAGCAACTTGCATACGATATATATAACTTGGGAGATATAAAAGTTCCTCTTAGACCAGGAATAAATCAAGAAGATCCTCAATCAAACCCCAAACATGAACGTGACATATTAGCAGAACGCATTTCTCTTATCAAAGAACTTAACAAGGAATACGAGAAGCTGAATAAGGTAATGGGCAGCGATAAGGCAGCTAAGACAGTCATGGAACGCTACGCATCCCAATTGAAAGATGTTCAGATGCCTAAAAATATTATAGGGGAAGCATTCTTGCCTAATAAGGAAAATACGGCAAAGGCTTTGCAGGAACTTGCAAAGATTATTACTGACTTTAGGAAGAAGATAGGAGCACAAAAAGATGCTAATGTCTTGTTTGACGAAAAGGATGCAGATGATTTTAAAAAGCAGCTAGACAAAACTAAAGATAACATTGAATCCATGTTCAACAGCTTAGACTTACACCAGAAGCTGAAAGATGCAGGACTGTCCGAAGCCGAAGTGCAGGCTTTGTTCCCCGGACTTGCCAAGACCTTGGACGATGTGCAGAAAGGGATTGAAGCAGAATATCAGAAGAAATTTCCGAAAGGCGAATACCTTATTGCTGATACCGATGCCAACAAGCAATATTTAGCAGACTTAAACAAGCTGAACCAGCAGCGTATAAAGGACAGTCAAGACCTTGTAATTGAACTCACCAAAGCATACAAGACACAACTTTCAGACCAGCTTCAACTCGACCGTTGGTATTATGAGGAAAAGGCGAAGATTGCAAAAGCTAATCTTACCGATGAGCAAAAAGAGCAGTATAATAAAAACCTGACTTCACAATACAACATGAAGTCGGACGAAAACGCTTGGAAGCAATTCCAAGAAAGCGACTTCTATATTGACTTGTTCCAAAATCTCGACAACGTATCTACAAAAACGCTTGTAGCCATGCGTGACAAGCTGGCTCAAATGAAAGAGCAGTTGAATGACTTGCAACCAAGCCAAGTGAGAGCTATCGTAAACAACATGGAAAAGTTGAATGAGGTGCTGGCAGGCAGAAACCCATTCAAAGAGCTTATACCAAATCTGAAAAGCTATATCGGCTCACTCAAAGACAGAAAGAAACATGAGGATGCTTATCTTAAGGCATTAGAAAAGCAAGAAGATATAGAGAAACGTCTTTACGGCTACACAAAGACTAACGAGGACGGCTCAAAGGAACGTGTTGAAGGTGAATCGGAGGTGCTTGCCAAACTTGAATCCGAATACAATGCGATTGTGGAGAATAAAGACGCTACACAAGCGCAGAAAGACGAAGCTCTTGCTAAACTCAACGTAGCAAAGGAGGTAGTCAAGAGGTCAGAGGAAGAACTTGCAAATAACAAGCAGATTACAGACCGAAAGAAGGAACAGGTAGACGCAGACAAGAAGAAACTTGATTCCGCTAACAAAAGTCTTAGTGAGGTAGCAAAATATGGAGCAGAAGCCGTAAATGCAGTTTCGGAGTTTACTGGTATGCTTGAAGGGTTCGGAGTAGAGATACCTGAATGGTTAGAAGGTACTACGGAAGGTCTTGGGCAGATATTTGACGGTTTGGAGAGCATGGACTTGACAAGACCTTTCTCCATTGTAACAGGTGCTTTCAAAACAGTTACAGGAATCGGTAAGACTATTGGAAGTATATTTGGTATAGGCAGCAAGGATAAGAAGAAAGAACGCGAAATCCAACGGCAGATAAAAAATGTGGAACTTCTTGGCAAAAAGTATGATGAGTTGAAAGAGAAGATGGAATCAGCTTGGAACTCTGTCACCCTGCATGACAAAACAAAAGAAACCATTAAAAACCTTGATGACCAAATTGCTTCTTACCGTTCAATGATAAAAGCCGAGCAGGACAAGAAAAAGACTGACAAGGATAGGATTAAAGAATGGAACGATGCTATAATTGAGCTTGAAAAGACCAAAAAGGAGATTATGTCCCAAGAACAGATGGACTTTGGTGCTATCGGTGGAGAAAAAGAATACCGGTCAGCCGCAGAGTCTTTCGTACAGGCATGGATGGATGCTTTCAACGAGACAGAAGACGGATTAAAGTCCCTTAATGAAAATTTTGACGATTTTATTGAAAACCTAATCGTAAAGCAGGCTACAATGAGGCTTGCGCAAAATCGTCTGAAAAATCTGTTTGAGGAAATTGATAAGTCTGTTACGGAAAGTAGCGCAGGAGGCATCAATCTTACCAAGGAAGAACTTGCAAACATTCAGTCAATCGGGAAGACCGCTCTTGAAGGTCTGAATGAAGATTTGCTTGCTCTTATGGAAACTTTGGGGTACAAGCCTAACAAAAAGGCTGAATTGTCGGCACTCCAACAAGGAATCCAATCAATGAGCGAAGAAACCGCCGGAATTATTGAGGGATTATTGAACAGCATACGCTTCTTTGTTTCCCAACAAACCACTGATATTTCCGCTATCAGAGCCTTGCTGAACGCTCGATATTCGCTTGAATCCGAATACTCCGATGCAAACCCTATGCTTGTGGAGTTGAGGGCACAGACAGGGTATTTGGAGATACTTTCGGACAGGATAGACAGGGTGTTTACTACAAATGTAAATTCTCGTGGGGCAGCTCTTCGTGTGGTAATGCAATAAAAATGAAGCGGTAGGATGTTCTCTTACCGCTTCATTGTGTGCTATTACAAATTTGCAAGCCACTTCTTTCCAGACTTGGTATTAAGCCAAATAGCAATAATAGAACCTATCACAGCCATTACCGCAAATAAAGATATTAATGCCTCCATATATTACAATTTTATTATTTTATATCCTATGTATGAGAATATATAGGTAACAAAAACACCTATAAATATAAGTACCCAATATTCCATTCTTTCTTGCTGTGTCGCAACAGAAACAACACTTCCGACTACTAAGGCAGTAAAAGAGATTTTAGCCAAGTCATAAAAAAACTTACCAAGTGCTTCCCGGCTAAGCTTCTCCTTTTCCTTGACTCCCTTTTTGGCTTCTTGTTTTTCACTCCAGTTTCCCATACACTTACAATATTGTTTATAACAACAAAGGTATGAATCATGTTTGAAAAACAAGTAAAATAGAGTAGATATATTTATAATTTAGACTTTTTTAAAATTACAAGAAAAACATATTTTTCAATTCTTGAGCTTCCCACTTTTTACTTTCCATATACAATCGGCAGCCCATTGTACAATATATGCCCTCGCCTCCCCATCATCAAAACTAAAACCGCCCACTCCGAAAGAATCTGATAAATATGGCTTGCTTCATGAGCTGTTACTCCAACAGACATCTTGTCCTTTCTGAATATAGAACACAATATTCCTACCCACCCACTTTCTTTGTCACTTACGGGAATACATGTTGCGATGCAAAACGTATCCCTATTCCAAAGTATCTGGCGTAAAATCAGTACGCTCCATATTATCCGTCAAAGCATAGTACTTATCCTGCAAGTCCTCCAAGGACGGATTAATGCAAACCCACAATCTGAATGGATATACTTGTGGGTTAAACTCATATATCTGACTTTTCTTGTTCATAATCCCACTTTTGTTTCCACGATATACTCTTTCCCAACTTCACGACCTAATTCATCGTAGGACACACGCCTAACAAATCCGACATCCGAAATCTGCACTCCAGTTTCATCCTCAAATTCATTCAGAAGCCCGGCTATCTTGTCGTTCAATTCCAGCTTCTTTTGCTTTATCTCTTCAACGTCCATGTCAATTGTCAGTTTTCAAATATATATTCTTCAATTCGTCCTTTTTCAAAGCTCCGAACTTAATAGCACGGTCAATCCGCTTCCGTGCGTTACCATCCTTCGCCTTTGCACTATTCTTCGTCTTGTCGTTACTCACAATCAGCTTAACAAGCTCCAAAAGAGGAATAGGCTCGCTTGTCTCCCTATCCCATAACGCACCGAAGAAGTCCTTTGCTGGCTTGCCCATGAGAAGTTTCCTCTCCGTTTCATCGCCCACCTTGTCGAAATGTAAGTACGGCTCTGCTACGATGTTGAAGTAGGGGAGCAACGACTTTTCGTCAGGCTCGCTAATCATACGAGTTTTCAGCAATTTTAGATACCGTCCACCGCTCTTTGTGCGCCCAATTGCAAACACTCCGTCAGCAAAGTTTGAGAGTATCTTAGACCCCGCCATGTTCGTCTTAGAAAGAGGCTTGTTTTCTTCGATTTTAGGAGTGTGCGCAATCACCATGATACTGATACCCATTTCACGCTTAATTCTCGTCAGACCGTCCATAATCGCCCCTGCATACTCCGCTTCGGCGGTCTGTGTGGAAAGATAGGAAAGATTATCAAGTATCATTACCTTTGCCCCTGTATCAAGCAACTTATCACGTATTCCGTCAATCATCCCCATGCTCAACTCATCTTGGCTAATATCCTCCGATATAGCACTACGAATGAACGTGTCGGGAAATTCAGCATTAGCATACCGTCTTGCAAGTTGCCTGCCCGAAAGCTCAAAGTCGAAGTAAAGCACCTTCTGCGGCTCTGTTTCCACTTCCACATACTCACTCTCTCCCTTGCATATCTCGTAGGCTATCTGCGTGGCGAGGATAGACTTGCCTATACCGCTGTCCGCGAAAAGGAATACAAGTTCATTCTCCCACCAAAAATCACCCCATAGCCTATGTATGGGCGGTTTCTTCTTACCGTCCTCTATCACGCTCTGCATCGTGGACGAGCTGAACACGTTGGCTTGCTCCACCATATCGCCATCATCGGGGATGCTTGCGGATATATTCTCATACCGCTCAATGTCGGCTTGTATCTGTTCTTCTTCGGTCATAAAATCTATTTTTTTAATCGAAATACATTACTTTCTGCCCTATGCACACTTTGAATCTTGACAATCGTTCAGAGCATTGAGTTATGTTGTTATGATTCCATTTGTTAATGAAAGCACCTGTACGTTTATGGTATCTGACACAAGCGTTTTCAGGAGATTTAGCTAATACCTCTTTCTCATTACCGAAGCTAAAAAACAAATCTTCTCTGTGTGATACCTTATACCACTTAACTTGCGTTCTTAGTTTTCTGAAATGTTTTGATTTCATAATTTTTTCTTTTCTATATTCCGTCACTTTAAGCAGGTAGCGCAGTTTTCCACGCTGCCTTTTCTGTTCCTACGCTTGGTAGGTCAGATGTTATTTTTCTTAGAAATAAATACACTCAATAATGATTGGGCTATCCGCTTAACCATTTTACAAAATCTATCTTCCTTATCCAGCACAGAGGATAATAGTTCTAACATGAACTCATCTATGTTTCTTCCAAGCCTTTTGAGTTGATATAACAAAGTTTCGTGCTTCATATTATTCATACCTTATCGGTTTCTTCTCTACTCCAGTCATATCTCCGCAATGAGGACACGGAACGTAAAGAACCACATATCCCTCTCGTTGGTCATCAAATGTATTTTTTACATCTTCCATTGAAAACTCAAACTCACATCCGCATCTATTACAATGCTTGAAGTATATCGCTTTCTTCTTTCCTGCTTCCTTTGTTATTTTTATAGCCATAACTTTCTATTTTACCCACTCACTTTTAGTTACACAATTCAATTGCTTAAAGTTACCCGTAACCTTGTTCTCGCCATACGAATACACATAACAGATGCCTTCGCCAGTGATATTCAACTCAGTACCTCCTGCCACATACAGCTTACAGATACTTCCTTTCGGTACATTGAACGTAACCTTTGAAGCGAGCACAGTAGTAATAGTGCAGGATTGCTCTAATTGCCCATTGTAGTCCACGTAGAGGCACGAACTATATCCGTCCTTAGTACGCTTCCATTTTCCGTTGATGTGGTCTGAAAACGTCCGTTTCATATACTGAATATCCATACCCCATCCAAATGCAGCTGCATCTGACAGCATTTCGACCCCATTGGAGTCCAAAGCCATATCCATCAAAGCCGCCTTGTTGTCAGCCTTGTTCCACTTGTCCTTGTATGCCGTACAAAGACCAAGCATCATGGCATTACGTTTAAAAGAAAGTAAATCATTCATAAAATTGGGAATTTTTTTAGTTCAACTTCTATAAGCTCTTTTATCATCATTACGGCATTGTCCGAATCAGGAATGCTCTTATAAGTCTTTACGGACCGTATAATGTTCCTGCTGCTAATTTTTGAGTGTTTGGCAATATTACCGTATGAGATTCCGAACCTGTTATGCAATACGGCAAAAACTGCACCTCTCGCAATCCTCCCTGTAAGAATAATGTTTGTCCTTCCTTCATAGATAGTTGAAGGATATACAGGGTCCTGATTGCAGAATACTTTATTTACGCAATCACACACGATACGCTCAACTTTTCTTATAACGCCCGATTTTAAAGAATCCTTTTCTTCTGACATACTTTTCTAGTATTTTCTTTTGGTCTTCATTAAGTATTTCTCCGCATATATACATGTTTCCAATAACAGCCTTCTTAAAGTCTGTCACCTTATTACCTATGCTTAGTCCAAGTCCACAATCAATACCTTTATATACAGCAGGAATAAGCACATGAGTATTTATCTTTCCTTTTACGGGTATTGCATTAATTTCAAACTTGACTTGTCCATGTCTTATCCGTATGCCTCCAGTTTCCCAGTCAGGCAAGAATATACCCTTAGTAACTTCCCCGGTTTCCTTGTCCTTGAAAGATACCCACTTCGCACCCGGATGATTACCTATATTGATATAGATACGGTAAGTATTATCAGGATTATACCTGTCTTTCCTCGGTTTCAACACTTCCATCGAATACCTCCTTAGCCTCTTCTGCCATGATAACCTTCTGCTCAAATTCAGCATTCGCCTTCAAATCTTCTTCAGGTGGCGTAGTGTTCATTGCTTTATTCAAATCTTTCATCTGACCTTCCATCCACTTCATATAATTTTCGGCTTCCTTCTGTGCTTCGTCAATGTCAGTGAATACAGCCATAGGCTTGATAAGATTAGCTTCCGTCACGACTTTCATTCCTTCCAAGAACTCAAGATTTGTGGAAGTCGTATCACCGAACATTTCATTCTCCTTGCCTACGATTGATTTCTTGAAGTCCACCATGTACTTCAACCAAGCGTATAGGGATGTTTCGTGAGCCACACCGTCCAAACCTACCGCGTATGGGGTAGTGAACACTCTGAATCCTGTATAGTTTTTAAACATTATTCCAGTGCTACATACAATTATCTCGAACGAACCGAAGTTCTCTCTATCCAGTACATCGCTTTCTTTGATGATGAACTCAAAGCCTTGTTGTTTCTTGTTCTTTGCCATAGTTATTATGCTTTTTCGTATGTTTTTTCAAATATGTCTGGCTTGCATGGGTAGAACTCTCCATTTATACCTTTGATAATATAGTCCCCAAAACTTGCAGTCATAATACCTTCAAGTGTTTCTATTTTTATTCCACCGTTAGAAATAACTTGCTGTATTGTAGATTTTCTACCGAATACTGATGTTTCAGTACCACATCCAAGAAAATCAACACATTCCAAAATGGAATTTTCATCGTGTTCTAACCTAACCGCTTCAATAACTACCGGTTTCTTCCTGTACTTCATAATTATTCCTCCGTCTTAGCCTTTCTACCTCTATTCGGTCTGAACGCCGTCTTAGCGTCCTCTACCTCAATGATACACTCTCCTTCGTCCTCAATTGTCGCCACCGCCTCATTCTCCTTCAACACTTCCTCAACAACCGGATTAGCCGCTTCCTCCGCTTCTTCCACAACAGACTTCCCGAATCTAGGCTTCTCCTGGTTCATGTTCAGCTTCTGCATATCCATGGCGTACTGCAACTGGTACACCTTGAACTTCTCATCGTCCGAATCAATGATGTCGTCCGCTGCATCAGCATAGTGCATGGCGATAGTTCGTCTGTTTGCTTTCATAGCCATTCCCAACGCCTCTTCATCCACGTACATATACGGATGGATGGAGATAAGACCATCAATGGGAGAAAGCCGCCCGAATGTCTTCTTGTACTGGATAAGTCCGTCAGCCCTTTGTTCAACAATGGCATAGGCATTCATAAGGTTTTTCTTCTTGATAAGGGCGATAGCCAATATCCAAGTAAGCCCCAGTTCGGGATTGAACTTCTTGGGCAAATCCTTGCACTTCGCAAAGGATAATGCTTCCGATAAGGTTTCTGTTTCTAAAAACATAGCAATATAGAATTTAATTGTTATTCGTTAGGAAAAGTTTCGTCATATCCGAAGGAATGCCCATATACGTTCTTGAACGTAAATGTCACTTCCTTGTATTTCTGTCCGTAAAGAGTGTCGCTTTTAGGTTCTGTGGCTCCTGAAAGGTACATAAGGACCTTTCTCTTCCTCGCTGTATCACGGTAGGCAATCTTAGAACCGGTAATGAAAGTCATAAAGTCATGGTAAGACTTATCATCCTTGGTATCATCCTCCAAGAATATCAATGTCAGTTTTATAGTTGTCTGCTTGTGTGCCGGTGTGCTGGAAACATACACTTCCGCCTTGCTTGTCTCGGCAAAATCCTCTGCATACATATTTGTAGGCTCTCCATACGAATTAAGACCTGTACATTCTTTATACCTTAAACCTGGGAAATCTGTTTCCAAGTCTTTCCAACCGGCACCAAGCTCGCCATAATGCATCATATAAAACTTGTATTCATTCATGTTATTCTATTATAATACACGCAAATATAATAATTTAAATTTATATATTAAAGCTTTACTTTAATATTTATCACTGTGATATATTTAAATCCGCTTTAATATTGAGCTTTTAATCTTAAAAGTAAAAGAATACTTGAAATATACCTTGCATTGCATAGTACTACCTCATTGCATATTAGACATACCCTATATAAATAAAGGAAAAATGTCTAATCCAAAACCCATAAAAAAGAAAGTAACATAAAGAAAAAAGTGAGCGACAGCGAACACCGCTCTCCCTTTTATTATGAATATAATGAAAGGGGCTCATACACACACTGCATAGAGAAGCATCAACGTAAAACAATAACTCGTATAAGATAATAATATTATATTACAGCTTGTGCATCTTGATTTAGATAAAATATTCGAACAATCAGAAAGAGAGAAAAAATCAGAAAAAAAAATAAAAAAAATGAGAGAGAGGACGGATGTTTACGGTTGCACCGGTATAGGGGGGGGAGGGGTATAGCGTTCATAGTTGGGCTGCTGTGTATTGTATTACAACGGTTTGCGACGCTCGTTTGCTTCGTTGTATATGGCTTTAATATGCGCGATATAGGCGAAGAAAGGTAAACGCGATACATTGTGAAGGTGAAAATATAACGCTTCTATATGGCGTTATATTGGCTTATAGGTGTATGTTCTGGAACATGTAATTTATTTCTAATTGCTTACAAAATATCATGCGTTTTATTTGATATTTTGATAAAAAAGCGTTATCTTCGCAATGTGAAAGGGAAAGGATACGTAATAAAGTCCTATTCTTCCACAGGTCAAATATTAACGCCCAAAAGCGTGTTGTTAAATGTTGGAATAAAAAGAGAGCCTTAACACGGCAATGTTAAGACTCTCGTAAGTTGGAATACTTAAAGTAAGTACTATCCAATCCGGAGGCAAAAATACTTCTTTAACTTCTTCCTTGCAAATATTCTCCCATTTAATTTTCTTGGTTTACTGTTATTGCGATAACATTCAGCCATTGAGTGTATAGGCTGTATCTGGTATTAGTAGGCTATTAATCACGCTATAAGGTTGGATTATTAACAATTTAAACTATAGCATTATGAAAGCAATGAATTTCTACACCTCAAACGGTTGGGCTGGTTCAAACTACGACAGCAAGTTATCAACTAAAGAAATAGCCGCAAATGTTCGGGCTTATGTAAAGAAGAATTTCCCGGGCTTTAAGTTCTCCGTTCGCTCTGAGTGGAGTATGTACGCGGATTCTCTGCATATTGAATTAAAAGAAGGTATTTGCATTCCTTTTGTTGAAGGATCAAGAAGCGCGGAACGTGGTTATATGTCCACAATGTCAACCGTAAAGGGCTGGGAAAATGAGTTAACGCCGGAAATGTTTAAAGTGTTGGACGCTGTTACGACTTATGCAAGTTCTTTCCGTTATGATGATTCGGACGGGATGCAAGATTATTACGATACTAATTTTTATTTGAGTATAAAAATAGGAAGCGGATACCAGTTAACAGAACCGAAAGCGAAGAAAAGCAGCGTTAAGGCTGAAAAGGTTGAGGAAGTTGAATCCGTGGCGGTTGAAGGTTTGGAAGTGGTGGATTATTCCGATAAAGCTATTGCGGTGTTTGGCGATACAAAAGCTATCAAAGAGCAATTAAAGGAATTGGGCGGACGCTTTAACCCGTCTTTAAATTACAACGGTGAAAAGCGTGCCGGATGGATATTCAGCAAGAAGAAAGCGGACGAAGTGCGCAACCTGATGGCTTCCGAAAAGGTGGAAGCCGTGGAAGAACTTCCGGCACTTCCTGAAGAAATATACATCCCGGAATTAGAGGAAGAAACGAAACAACCGGAGAAGTTAGGTAATATCCATTTAACCGAAACGGACAACTTTAACGGCGTGCGCTATTACAACATTGAAGGCGCTGGAATCATAACCAATGCGAAAGTACGCGAGGACATACAGCCGGGCGATGTTTTCAACGTATACACAGATAAGGAGCGAAAATATGGTGTAACTTATGACGGTGTAAGCGTGGAAAGCAGTTTAAAAAACGATTTACCCGGTATAATTGAGTTTGATTGCAAACTAGAATCGGGCACGCTTAGTGTTTCATCACATTATACCCCGCTGGCTGAAGGAGTGGAATTTTATGAGAAGGAAGTAAAGGGAAAGCGTTACACCGTCAAGGACAAACCGTTAAATCTTGGATATTACGGAATATTAGATAATTTGGACAACTGTATAATAGAATGCTATCCGACTAAGGAAGAAGCCGAAAAAGAGGCGGAAATACTTAACAGGTTTACGGATGGTAACGGACAATTAAAGACGGTCATTTAATTAGCTGAATATGGTTTTGTTGGTTTTGTTATTCGGTGCCGTGATATTCATTTCCGGCACCGACAGGGATAAGCTACGCGAATTTATAAACAAGAGTGATGAATCAGATAAATTTTAAAGGGTATGAAAGAATATAAGTTAACAGTAGAGTTCCATAACGGGGCGCGCTATTGCTATTACGGCAAGACGAAGAAAGAAGCGTTAGCAGCGTTTAAAAAATTGTTTGGCAACTTTAAAGGTTTTATAAAAAAAGAGTGGACGATAGAACAATATTAACCAATGTGGACTGGCGGAGCAACACCGCCACCGGGAACTATTTATTAACTTAAACAATAAAGAATATGAATTCATTAAAGAAAATTTCATTTGATTATTTCAACGGACAAATAATAACATCCGAAGAAGTTAACAATTACGTACAGAAACTATGGCTTGATGGCAACGAGTTTAGCCAAATAGTGAAAAAAATAGTCAATACTGAATTAATGATTAAGGCAGTAAAACAGTGCAAAGAATTTATTATAGCTTGCATTGATATAGATATAGACAGCAAAGAAAATACAATGCAAATAATATACGGTTTTATCGATTATTTACAATGCATATATGACAGATTAGAAAAACTATGTAAGCAATCAGGGCAAACGGCCGTACTTGAATGTGAAATTTGAATAGAAATATATTGCCACAATTAGCATAGATACATTGTTGGGGCTTTGCCAACATATCATCTTATGACACCCCGGCAGTAATACGGCTGTCGGGTAGGCGATAGGTAAGAATGAGCGAATAAATTTAATTAAGGAGAAATAATATGTTCATGATTTGCATTTTGATTTGGTTAGCTGTTGGAGTAAGTAAGGAGCTGACTGGAAATAACGGTTTTTAAACCGAATTATCCGCCAAAGGTTGAAAGCCTTGCAAGTGGTGCAAGTTCCACGGGCGGAACTATTTACTAACTTAAAAACAAAAAGATTATGGAAAAGAATTATTTCATTCAGATTAACGAGAAAGGACGAACTATAATGCTTCAACCATGCAACGCATTCGAAGCTATAAGGTTGCTAAACTTCTACAGCGATGGGATAAACCTGCTTAAAGAAACACAAGAAGTTACAAGCGTAGAACTGTATAAGATTGGCGAACCATTGCCGAAACGAATTTTAATCTAAGGAGTAATTTATGAAAGTAGTAGAATATGGTCGTATATCCACCGACAAACAAACATTGGAGCAGCAAAACAGAACCGTCCAAGAATGGTTGAAAAGAAACGGTTTAAAATCTGACATTGTGATAACGGAAGAAGGAATATCCGGCGGTGTAACCTATAAGAAACGGAAATTAGGCACTGATGTACTTCCGTTGCTGGAGACTGGAGATATGCTAATAGTAGCCGAAATTTCTCGTTTAGGACGATCTATGAGCGATTTAAACAAACTCATCAATGATGAACTAAAACCGCGTAAAATACGTCTTGTAATCGTCCAAATGGGCATTGATTTGAATTGTGGCATGATAAAAGCGATGGACGAAATGATTTTGTTTGCCTTTTCTTTTGCTGCCCAACTGGAAAAAGAACTTATACAGGAACGAACTAAATCAGCATTGGAAGTAAAGAAAAAACAAATTGAGGAAAACGGTTATTTTATTTCCAAAGCTGGAAACAAATGCACCTCTTTAGGTGGAACAACCACCGGACAGGCGAAAGGCGGTAAGGTGAACGGGGAAAAAAGAAGAAAGGAAGCGATGAACGATGAAAAGAACAATATGATAGCCGCCATGTTGGAGGGGTGCAATACTCCGCAAGATATTGACAAGGTAGTTGAACGATTGAACGCAAGAGGCATTCGCACACATAGTGGCTTAGAATTTACCCGGAATCGCTTAACCGCGCTCAGAACGAAAATAAACAGGCGTGCGGAATATGCACAAAGCGTATTATCTGAATGAATGTTTAAAAACATGCCTTCTTTATTAATGTAATATTTTGCATTGTCAAGATAAACATTTATATTTGCAGTATCAAATAACACAATAGAACCGGCGGCAACGGATAAGCGGCATTAAGATTATGAACTCATACAATATCTACGAAGAGAATCATTATGAAACTGTACTTTATCACGCAATTGCGCGTGACGAAGATCATGTAAGAGAGCTGGCAGAAGAAGCGGGTATTAATCTTGAAGGGTTGACCATCGACTTGGAGCGTTCTAACGTTAAGGACCAGATGGGAAGGCCATACAGCGCAATGATTGAAGATGCAGTTGTAAGATGATGAATGAGAGAGAACGAATCGGTAAGCGTATTGCCGAGCTCAGAAAGCAAAAGGGATTGTCCCAAGCGAGATTGGCAGAGCTGGTCAGTATAAACCAGGGTCACATAGCACGAATAGAGCTTGGCAGGTATAGTACAGGTATAGATATCCTTGCAAAGATAGGGTATGCACTAGGTTGCAGGATTGATTTTATAGAAAACTAAAAAAATGAAAACATTAGAAGAACTCAGAGACTTTATCAATCGAGAAATAAACTTTGTATCTTTGGATATAATTTTTAAAGTCGTTGATTTAGTCATAGCTGAAAACGGATGGACCGATGAACGTCCCAGTTCTCAATACGGTATATGCAATGATGGTGTACGTATCCTTTTCTTTGATTTGGAAATGGTTGCTGTAATCAATGCCATTGACGACTCAGTTTAAAACAAACAGTTTCAGCAAGTAGGGCTGTATAACTCTTGCTGAAACTGTTCTTCCAATTCAGGTGTTAAAGTCTAATCTTACTTTCTAGCAAATCAAATCCTTTTTCCACTTCGGAATTAAGAACTTTCGCATAAACTTGTGTAGTGCGAATGTTTGTGTGTCCAAGCATTTTGGCAACAATTTCAATAGGCACACCATTGTTCAGGGCAAAAACGGCAAAAGTATGTCGTCCCATGTGTGTGGTTATATTCTTATCAATACCCGCGTATTGAGCGACCACCTTTAATGAGACATTATATTTTTGATTGGATATGATAGGTAGCTTATAGTCATACTTCTTCAATATTTCGATTGCCGGAGTAAGAAGCACTATTTTATAATCCTCATTGGTCTTTTTTCTTCTGTCGGATACAATATATTTCCCATTCCTTTCCTCGACATCCTTTTCGAAATTGAATTTCTCAAAATCAGCATACGCAAGTCCAGTGAAGCATTGAAAAAGAAATAAATCACGTATCCGGTCTATTGATGGCATATTAATTTTACAAGTACGGATCATTTTTAGTTCTTCTTCTGTAAGATACTTCCGCTTCTCAAATCTTCCGCGTTCAAAATGCAAACCAACATAAGGGTCTTCATTCAATAAACCGAACTTCATTGCCTCATGCAAATAGCGCTTTAAGCGTTTATGATAGTTATAGATTGTAGGTTGAGAAATCTCCTGTTGATGCAGGAATTCATCGTAAAGCGTTATATTCGCTTTTGTCAGGTCATCCATGTAATTTAGCTTTCCGAACTTTTCTAACGATTGTAGCAAAGTTCTATGCTGTTTTCGCGTGCTTTCCTCAATGTCTGTCCTATCCTCTATTCTTATGCGAACAAAATCAATAAACGAATCCGAATGGTTGGATTTCTCCAAGAACGCGTTAAGTTTTTCAAAGTCGAATTGCTGGTCATTTCTAAACAAATCAAGAATAAAATCATTTAATTTGCTCATCATACCATCAAGCATCGCATTTAACTGGATTGAGTGTACGGAATTAACTACCTTCTTTTTTTCATTCCATTGGTCAGCGTATAGTTTCACTGATGTCCCAATCCATTTCCGTTTACCTTCTGATGTCACTTCAATCTGAACCAGACCTTTTTTGTTTCTTGTGGCGACATGCTTTCTGTCGAACACAAACCTCATTGTTGGATACTTCATACTTTTTGTTTTTTAATGTGAATCACTGGTTGTAATCGAACAGAATCACGATTTTTTATGTATACTGTTAAATAATGCATGTATTGGTTTAATAAATAAAAAACAGCATTTATTCTATTTGGTATCATGTTTTTGGGTATCATTTGATACCTTTGATACTTTATCGGTATCAAAAATAATACGTTTGATGCATTACTGTGCATGATTGTGCACTAATAAACGTTAATAAAAAACGAGTTATAAATGCTTATATTCCAATATATTACATTGTAATTAGCTGATATACAATAAAAAAGGCGGTTACTTCGGTAATCGCCTTTAGTGATTCCGCTGCGATTACAACATCTATATTTATATACCTGATAATCAGTAATTTAATTTGTAACTATTTTTAATTGGTATCATGTTTTAGCCGATACATTCGTTTTAAACTATTTTTATATGTCATAACTTTTTGTTTTTTTACAGGTCTATTCTTGTTCGTTTATCTTTATATGTTAACAACCTATAATCGGCTGTTTTTTTATCGCAAAATACTTTGTAACTTTGCATCCGTTGCAAGTAGAGCGGCAACAGACATATGATTAAACAATCGCTCAAACGTGAGCCTTCTTTATATTTGGAAATCCGTTGCCGCTCTACTTTAGCAACGGATTTTTTCTTTCCTATTAGTTAGATAAAATCCATACAATCGGTTGTGACGCTGTGTGTGCACCTCCATCCGATTTAAACCTTGCAGAGGGCTGTGAAAACGGGGCGGGAAACCGCAGGAAGTACGATACAAGGAAGCACTTAGAGGATGCTTGTACGGGTGTCAACTCACCTAAAACCTCGAAGAGAATGCAAGTTGATGTCATTCTCCCTTGAAAGGTTCGGTCATTATACGAGAGTTTAAAGCTGCGAATCAAAGGAAAAGTCCGTTGGCTGTTTGGCTTAATATGTTCAAGTGAAAAAGAACTGCCAAATCGCCTAAAGGACACTCTGTACCCACGTGGTTGGTATTGCCGAGAGTTGAGATGTGATACGAATATTAAACATTGATGGATGATTAATATAAGAAAGATATAACTTTAAATTATAGCTTATGAATGAACTTGTTTTTAAAGGTCAGAATGACCAAGTTTTAACTAACAGCCTATTGGTGGCTGAAAAGTTTGGGAAAGAGCATAACAAAGTAATGAGAGACATTGAAAACCTCTCGTGCTCTGATGAATTTAGAGCCGCCAATTTTGGCGAAACCACTTATGTACACCCACAGAACAACCAAACCTATAAGATGTGTGTAATGACGAAAGATGGATTTAGCTTTCTTGTAATGGGATATACAGGCAAAAAGGCTGGTATGTTTAAAGAAGAATACATTAAAGCGTTTAACACAATGGAAAAGACACTAAAGGGGCAGCAAAAGCCACTCTCCCAGCTTGAAATACTTGTCCAGTCTGCACAAGCATTGCTTGAACAAAGTAAGCGCATTGACAACGTAGAAAAACGGCTTGACGCAATGGAGCAGGAACGTGAAAAAAATGGTCGAATTCTTCTGTCCGCTTCCGTATCTATAGAGAAAGTCCCAGAAATATCACTACGTAATAAAGTTCGCCAACTTGTCAATCAGTACGCAACTGCAACGAATACCAATCAGCAGGACGTTTGGCATAAGGTTTACGACCAGCTTTATTACCTATATAAAGTTTCCATAAGGGCATACAAGAAGCAAAACAAGAAAGAAAATTACTTGGATATTGCAGAACGCAATAATCTTCTTGATAAAATGTACGCCATTATCTCAAACCTCATCCGTGAACACAAGGCTGCTTAATGTAGCCTTGTAACCGATTGTAAACATTTCAAAGAACGAATTATGGAAAATCCATTTAAATCAGCAAGTCACATTAAACAAGAACCAGAACAGAACTTGTCAGACCTTCAATTTGTCGCTTCTCTACAACATCAGATTGACGAGCTTCAATCGCTTATTAATTATTAACAACGATGTGCTAAATGTACTTCGTCAAGACTGCTACCGTGAACACATTAAAGTCAATACAATAAGCAATCACGAGATTGTAGACTCTTTTATAAAATTTATACACTTAAAACACCCTTCTATAATCGGTGAATTTATTATAGAGTATCAGAAGCTCTGACTTTTAATCAGTGGAGCTATAATATTCTCCATGACCCATTTTATGATTAACAAGATTAGAATACTCTATAATAACAAAGATATATTTTTTAGGGGTCTCGTATATAAATGCGTTGACAATCGTTTTTAGTCAGATTCTTCTTGAACTAATGCTTCTAAAATTATAGGTGTATAAATTGCGCCATCATATTTTCTTGCTTCTTCACAAGCGGCAATAGCCTCTTCTTTTGTGTCGAACTTGGCTATATTCCATTCTTGTTGTTCGCAATTTCTAAAGGCGAATGGGACAATCTTTCCATATACATCCACATCCCTTACAAGGAAGAATGGACGATTAGTTGACGCTGCTTTAATAATATACTTTATTTCCATATTATACATAGTTTGATAGGTAGTTCCAATTTTTTGAGAATCAGCGTATTTATCGTCACTTTTCTCAAATAAAACCTTCAATTTTTCCGTATTCATATAAAGTATGCTTCATAAATAATGTTAATAATATGCGTTTTGTATAAAGAGAACTTGTTTAAATATAAATCCTACTTTAGATTTGCACTATAAAGTTACAAACAATACTTGATAACTCATAAAGAAATCAAGTAAAATAACGTAGAAATGAATAGAAAAGAACCGAATATGCTGAATCTGATGGAGAATTTGAAGGCATTGCGCCCTCTCCTACCCAAAGGCTATACAAAAATCATAGCCAAAGATTGTGGAACAACAGAGGTTACAGTGAGTAATGCACTGCAAGGCAAGACAAGACGATTCGATATTATAGAGCGTGCGATAGAACTTGCAGAAGAGAATAGGAAGATAGCATTAAGGCTGCAAGAAGTTGTGAAGTAGTTTCTCGATTACTGTAATAGTAAAATGAATAATAGCTTATGACGCGTAACGAAGTGAAAATATTAGCTGAGGAGATATACAAGTTGATGAAAAAGGACATCAAGACTATTGTATCACAAGTTGTCACAGAAGAAGCAGATGAATGGCTTACTCCAGAACAGGTAGCCCGAATGTTAAGCATGTCAATAAGCTATGTAATGCACAGCGATATTCCATATACAAAAGTAGGATGTCGAAGAAGGTATAGAAAATCAGATATAGTAAAAATGCTTGAACGATAAATGTATATCTGAGAAGGTTTCGGGACAGGACGGGAAAGGTATTTACCTTATTATGTAGCAAAAAAGTCGGTTCAACTCCGACCGAAACTTCAAATTAGTAGTTCTTTGAAATATTTATTTATACAATAGAAATAATGTATGGGTAAAACCGTACAATTATTATATATGATTTCTGCGCAGGCACAGAAGCGAAGCCAGTGATGGTAGATAGTGGTGGGTGCAAGTGGAACGGAATTGACACCGATAGCAACCGAAGATAAGACGATAACGGTCGAATGGTTGTAAATGTCTGATGGTGGTAAAGCCACGAAGTTGAAATGAAATTTACTTTCAGCACGCCAATTTGTCTTTAGCGTGGTGAGTATGCTTGGTTAGGCACAAGTATCGCTGAAAGGTCTAATATATCCCCTCCCGTAAGATTCGGGGTAACAACCGGTTTAAGCCGTTGAGGGGAACAAACTTATGATTAAATGACATGAATGAACTAAAACAATTCAAGGATTTGCTTTTTAAGCAACATGAAATGGCTAAAGATGCCTTTCTCTTACCTTCTCCTATCCGTGAGGAATATATGAACGCAAAGCATGCTATAATGCAGTTTGAGAACGGATATGGAGTAAGTGTATTAAAAGGCACTTTGTTTTATTCCAACGGTATTGATACTTATGAGGTTGCAGTTCTTGATAATAATGGAATTTGCTATAACACTCCAATAACAAATGATATAATCGGCTATGTAGATGCGGATGAAGTATCTAACATAATGAAGCGAATACAAGAACTTCCAAAAAAATAATATAATGAAAACAGCCAATTTTATCATGTCTTTATTTGCCGCCTTATGTTCGTTAGGGATGATATATGGTGCGATAGTTACGGAAAGTCCTGTAAAATGCGTATCTGTGATTATATTTTCCATTATCTTCCTGTTGTGCATAAGACTGGTAGTCCTGACATACAATGAACTGAAAGAGTGTGACTAATATTTTCTCTATCTATTTTTTAGTTAGTAATATTATCCGTTCATGCCGGTATGTGAATATAGGTATGAACATCCTCCGAAAGTAGCATTATGGAATGCATGTGGTAATTTAATAATAATCATATTCTTTATGTAGGTCTCATTACCCCACAAGAAGCAGGTTCGATTCCTGTCTTTCGGACAAATATTTAAACGTAGTTATTATGAAAAAAGGTGATAAAGTCCGTGAAATTGGCGATACGCTGATAGGCACGATTATTAAGATTAAAGATGGGCGTGCAGATGTCAAATTCTCTAAGTTAAAAGCTGTTTATTCACTCCCTTTGCAATTTTTGGAGAAAGTATGAGGTGTAAATCATCTATTAATTCAGAACTTGATAAGCTTTATTCAGAGCTTGACACGGTTCAGCAAATGAGTGAAGAAGCGGTAATGCTCACATTCAATGCTGACAGTAAGGCTGAATATATTGCACTTATCAATGAAGAAATTGATTCTCTTGAAAATGAGCTTGAAGAAGTGGAGATATATCATGGCAGGAAGCGGAACTTTGTAAGGACTGCGGACCTGCCTTTTTTGTGTTGGTAAATAATAATATTATAATGAGTGAACAGCTAATATACAGTAAGATAGCCAATATCCTCAAAGAGACAAAGGCTATCACCAAATCGGAGAAGAACCAGCAACAGGGATTCAAATTCCGTGGGATTGACAACGTTATGAACGAACTTCATGAATTATTCTCAAAAAATGAGGTGTTCATACTACAGGAAGTGCAGAACTTCACAACGGAGAACAGAATAACGAAATCCGGCGGTACGAACACATTTACAAGGGCTACGATAAAGTTTAGGTATATGACCACTGATGGCAGCTTTGTGGAAACTGTAAATGTGGGTGAAGCAATGGACGCAGGCGATAAAGGAATGAATAAAGCAATGAGCATAGCGTTGAAATATTCTTTGCTTCAATTGTTCCTAATTCCTACAGAAGAGCAAAAGGACCCTGATAGTACGACACCTGAAGAAACGGATTTCCTTGCGATGGCATTGCAGGAAGTAAGATCAAGCCTGTCAATCGAGACATTACAGGTAGTATGGGGAAATTATAAGGAATTACAGAGTGACAAACGTTTTGTTGAAGCGGTGACAAGAAGGAAAGGAGAACTGAAATGAAACTAATCAAATCACAAGTCGTTTTCAATCCCGATGAACATACTTATATGCTAGGGGATAAGGCACTAAGTGGTATTACTTCCGTGATAGGCAGACAGCTTTTCCCCGATAAATACCGTGATGTTCCCAAAGACGTGTTAAGGAAAGCGGCTGAAAGAGGTACTATGATCCACAGTATATGCGAACTTGTCGATGATATGGGTATAACTCATGACAGCGATGAAGCACAAGGATATAAGGAACTGAAAGACGATTGGGGATTGAGATACGAATGTTCCGAATATCTAGTATCAGATAATGAGCACTATGCAAGCTGTATCGACAAAGTTTATCGCGAAAATGAAACTGATTTTACTTTGGGCGATATAAAGACCACTTACGTGCTTGACAAGGAATCTGTAAGATGGCAGTTGAGTATATATGCATACTTTTTTGAGTTGCAGAATCCGGGATGCAATGCGGTAAGGCTTATAGGTATATGGTTGAGAGGTAAAAACCATGAGATAGTAGAAGTCGAGAGAATACCATCAGAAGTTGTAATGAATCTGTTGAAATGTGATTCGGAAGGCAGGCAGTTTGTAAATCCCTATTCCATATCTCCTGTTACTCTTCCTGACGAGTACCGAAAGATGGAGAGGACAATACAGGAAATTGTGTCACAGGCAAAATACTGGTCCGATAAAAAGAAAGAAATAACTGATGGCGTAATGATGGCTATGGTAGAAGCCGGTGAATATAGTTGGAAAGGTGATATCATATCATTTACTCGCAAAAAGGACACTATCAGAAAGGATTTCGACAAGAAGGCGTTTGAGAAAGATTATCCTGATTTGTATAAGAAATATTTAAAAGAGATTCCAGTAGTTGGAAGTGTAACATTAAAAACAATAGAATAACATGCACAACAGAATATCATTAATAGGAAATGTCGGAAACCAGCCGGAGATAAGAACGATAGGTGATTCAAAAGTGGCTTCAATATCTTTGGGTGTAACCGAAAAAGGATACACAACGAAAGACGGTAAGAAGATAGAAGACAGAACAACTTGGTTTCGTATCGGTCTTTGGAGAGGTCTTGCGGAGATTGTAGAAAAGTACGTCAACAAGGGCGATAAACTCTTTGTGGAAGGAAAGATGCTTTCCCGTGAGTACGAGAAAGACGGGGTTAAATATACGGCTTGGGAAGTCACGGCAACGGAGATTGAGTTGCTTACACCAAAGAAGGACGGAAACGGTCAAGATACTAAATCAGCCCCTTCAACAACGCAGCAAGCGGCTAAAGAATCAGACGACTTGCCATTTTAACCTATGCGTTACGATCCTAAATTACCTCTTGACGTTCAAAAGGCAACCGTCCGTTTCAACAAGCTGATAAATGGGCAGAGACCTTTTGAACTTACAGAGGTCAAGGAAAGAAACCTGTCTGAAGAGCAAATGAGAACCATAAGGCAAAACAACACAGTTCACTTGTGGTTCTCTGTTTTTGCGAAAGAGATAGGCTGTACGTTTGACGAGTGCAAGCGCGATGTGAAAAGGAAACTTCTTGGACGTAAGCCTGTAATCAATGTTGTTACTGGTGAAACGGATTGGGAAGACTACAAGACAAGCGAAATGTCTGTTACCGAACTATCCTCATTTATGGATAAATTCAAAATGTGGGCACAGGCAGATTTCGGATGTTACCTACCATACTACGGCGATGTAGGTTATGAGGAAATGATGAGAGAATATAGAAACAGATAGATATGAGATTAAAATGTGATATAAGTAAGTGTTCTGCAAATTGTTGTTACAATGTCCCAATTCCTAAAGGTTACTTCACAGCTTTAAAGAATCGAATCGTCAGACCTATAATCAGGTTTGAGGATGCAGGTAACAATCCCGAATTGGGGGGAAACAATGTGGTAGCTATCACAAATGAGGACATTGCAGAAAACAGATGCCCGTTCCAGCGTTACGATTACAAGTGTAACATATACGACCGCAGACCGAAGATATGCCGCATCTTCGGAGAGGGTAAGCACAAGTATTTGCAATGCGGATTTTTGGGGCAGAAGGCACCAAATTTCAATGAAATTCTTACCGATGTTAATTCGGTTATGGATATACTTAAACTTATAGACAAATGAAACTTACTTTGACAAAACAAGAAGTGCTTCTCATCCAGAAGTTGCTCAATACTTACAAAAACGAGTTGCCCGATGACGGAACAGAGAAGCATGGACGTTTTGTCGGGAAGCTCTGCAAGAAAATCAAAAGACAAGTTATTAATCAATTAAAGCAATAAAATTATGGAATCGAATATTTCGCGCGATCATATTGCGCTTGAAGCAATGAAGTGAATAATGATGGGAGCAAAACGCAGAAGAACTTTATGGAATAGAGTTGTAACATTGTTTTTCCCATCCAAAGAGGTTAGTATGATAAACTACAACTCTGAAAAACAGGCTAAAGCTGCTTACCAGATAGCCGATGCGATGATTAAGGAACGTAGTAAGACAAAGGAGGAATGATTTATGTCAGAAAAAGGAAACAACTTTAACAAGAAAGTTCAGATGCATCTTGCTTGTTCTGGAGATTATCCTATCAAACCTGAAATGTGTTGTATCTATTTCAAAAACGGATTTGCATACGCAAGTGACGGGCATATTTTGGCAAAAAACAGAATTTCAGAAATATCGGGGTTGAAGGAACCTGAGATAACCGTACTTGACGGAAAATTTCTTCACGCTGACTTCTACAAAGATATGCTGAAATACGATAATATTATGATTGCCGAAGATGGCATAGAATGCAGCAAGGATAATGATAAAGTATTCTTTTACTTTTCCACATTTGATAAATATCCTGATGCGGAAAAAGTCTTGCAGGGTGCTTTGAATACGCAGACTACTCCGCTTCCACAAGTGAAGTTTGACATGAAGATTATGCAACGGTTGAATAAAGCTCTTTTTGAAAGCGACAAGTGTGTCGCTACATTTAAGGGTACTAATAAACCTATTGTTTTTGATAGTATGATGGAGGGTGTAAGTAGTGTTGGGTTGCTTATGCCATGTTATAGTGAAGATACGGAGGAATAATATGGAAGATTTTATTTCAGACTGGTTCATTCCGATGGATTTCGGTAATGATATGCCGGAGGAAGAATCGGACGGTGAGGATAATTTTAATTTTGATTGACATGGAAAAGAAATTTGAACTTACAGACAAGTTTGTATTCAATACTTTTGGAATTAAATTATTCCAAATTAAGTGTACAAAGTCTTTCAAATATGCCAAGGAAGGTGATTTGGGAGGATATGTTGAGAAAGATGAGAACTTAGACCAAGAAAGCAATGCTTGGGTGTCCGGCGATGCTTGGGTGTACGGCGATGCTTGGGTGTCCGGCAATGCTCAGGTGTCCGGCAATGCTTGGGTGTACGGCGATGCTTGGGTGTACGGCGATGCTTGGGTGTACGGCAATGCTCAGGTGTACGGCAATGCTCAGGTGTCCGGCAATGCTTGGGTGTACGGCGATGCTCGGGTGTACGGCGATGCTCGGGTGTCCGGCGATGCTGATATAGAAAATGATAACAATCATTGCGGATTTGATTGTTTCGGTTCATGCAACCGCCACACTCACGCATATTTGACAAAAGATAATAAAGTCGAAATAACTTGTGGGTGTTTTCGTGGCAGCATTGAAGAGTTTGAAAAGAAAGTAGAGAAGACACATTCGGGAAAAATCTACGAGAAACAGTATAAAGCCATCATCAATGCTATTAAAATTAAATTTGGGTTGACTGATTTGATATAGATTAAGTGCATTTGTTTACATGCCTTCCCGGTCTGTGAAGATGGGGCGGGCGAAAATGGTGGTATGGCGGAACAACGAGAGACGCTAAAGTGAAGCTCTTATAGATAGGTTGGTAAGTCAATGTGTTACGGTTAGCCGTAAAAAGAAATTCAAACCACTGAGTTAATAACGGGTAATGCCGAATAGACCGCAATGTCAATGAATAAACTACTTGGTGAAAGTCCAAGAAAAACTCCTATCATGCAGGTGCAAGTCCTGCTACCACCTCATAAATGTGAGCCACACATAAATGGCAAGGGTTAGTAAAGAATGGTTGTGCCCCGGAGAATACGCTTCGGGGCTTTAATTAAAAGAATAACATGAAAACAAAAGAAATTATTTTATCAAAACAAACAATGAGTTCGCTTGAAATTGCCGAACTCACAGGTAAACAACACGCTCATGTTATGAGAGATATTCGTAACATGATAGAAAGCTTGAAGAAATCTAACGAATCCACATCTGGATTGGTTGAAGAAGATTACCATCGAGGAGATAGAACTCAATACAAGTATCTATCTGAATCAACACAAAAGAAATTGTTGAATTTTGCTTTTAGCGTTGGAGGTTCACAATATGTAATTACAGAAGATTCTTATCAAGATGCAAAAGGCGAACAAAGAACATTATACAGCCTTAACAAAAAAGCAAGTATATTGTTAGCGAGTGGTTATGATGTTGTACTTAGAGCAAAGATTATTGATAGATGGGAAGCGTTGGAAACAGGGAAAGCAGAACCAATAATCACTTCGGTAAAAACAGAAGTGAAACAGCCAACCATCTCCGACAAAATGAAAGTAGCTACATGGCTTATAAAGACGCTTAATTTAAACGATACATCTAAATTGATGCTGGCAAAGAGTATAGCTGCACCTCTTGGGTTGCCGACTCCTGATTATACTCCATCACATGGAATACTCAAATCTGCTACTGAATTACTCAAAGAAGCGGGTCTGTCTATCAGCGCACAGGCGTTTAATCAAAGAGCGATTCAGAAAGGTATCTTGTGTGATATTAAAAGGAAATCATCAAAAGGTAGAGATAAGCATTTCAAATCTATAACTGAATCCGGGCTTCCATACGGTGAGAACCAAGTCAACCCTAATAATCCCAAAGAAACACAGCCACTTTGGTATAAAGAGAAATTCAACGAATTGTTGATGTTACTTGGTTTTAAACTTGTTGAAGTGTTATGACATACGAAGAGATGAAATCCAAGGCTTGTGTGGCAAGCAGCCGTAGTAAGCCCAAAAATGAAGAGCATAAAATACAATGTTCTTGTGTTAGATATTTCCGTTTAAAATATCCCCATCTCAGAAATATGCTGTTTGCTGTTCCTAATGCGGCAAGACGTTCTGCAAGGAACGGAGCTTATATGAAAGATGAAGGTATGCTTCCCGGAGTCGCAGACCTGATACTTCTTAAGAGCAATCGTTTCTATGGAGCTTTGTGTGTGGAAATGAAAAAGCCGGGAGAATACCAAAGACCGGTCCAAAAAGAATGGCAAAAGGAATGTGAGGCAAATGGTAACAAATACATCGTTGTTCGGTCATTAGACGAGTTTATTAAAGTGGTGGATAATTATTTGAAAGACATATAATGTATGCTTGATTTTAAATAAATCGCTCTTTGACATTTTGTTTTCAGCTTGTAGAATAATGATGTAAATGTTTTTGGCACTTACGCTTTTTATGTATCATCAAGATACGGAAAACTGTGAAGTTATGCTGTATCTTCATAAGAGGGGTGTATTTGCACCTCTCTTTTTTTCTTAAAAAAATGGCTCTTAAAGTGTCACTTTTGAAAATTATCCGTATATTTGCAGTGCATTGGGTTGTACTTATTAAATTTAGAATTAATCAGAGGATTAAGATATAGAAAGCTGTGTAGGCCACAACCCCCTGCATGGCTTTCGCTTTTTATCTCCGCATGAAGAAGTGCGGTACGTCCTCAAACGAAAAGACTTTATTATGGACAATATTCAGATTTTCAAGAATGAATCGTTCGGTGAAGTTCGTGTAGCCGGAACAAGTGAAGAACCTTTATTTTGTCTTGCAGATGTTTGCAAAGTTTTGGAGTTAGGAAATCCTAGTCAAGTAAAAACAAGACTTTGTGGTGAGGTCATTACTAATGAGGTCATCCCGGACTCTCTTGGTAGACAACAAGAAATGATTTTTATTAATGAAGACGGTTTGTATGACGTAATACTTGATAGTCGTAAGCCACAGGCTAAAACTTTCCGTAAATGGGTAACTAGTGAAATCCTTCCTTCAATCCGCAAGCATGGCATATATGCTACCGACAATGTTATTGACCAGATATTGAATAATCCAGATTTCGGTATTGAGCTTCTCACTAAGCTAAAAGAAGAACGGTCGGCACGCATTGAAGCAGAGAAACAAGTAGCCGTTCTTACTCATGTCAATAAAACCTATACATGTACGGAGGTTGCTAAAGAATTAGGGCTTAAATCAGCAATTGAACTTAATAACCGTTTAAAAGAACTTGGCGTACAATACAAAGTTAATCAGACGTGGGTACCATACACCAAATACTCTACCCTTGGCTGGTTTGATATAAAGCAAGAGGTTGCTGACAATGGCCATATTATCTACCATAGAAAGATTACCGGAATTGGTAGGCAAGGTATCATCAATCTTATTAATTCTTAGTTGATATAATAAAGGGGTGCATTCGCATCCCTTATATTCATCTATACATTACGGTACAGCTTATAAATAAGGCTATAACAGACACGATAAGAGAAAGTATTCCGGCTATCACTCCGATAACAGTCCAGTTGATAGGGTTTCGTAAATTAGGATTCTCACATAGGTATAACTTCCCTTCATCGGTGGTTCGCGCATCTTCTACCCCGCCACCTTCCATATATGCAGCTTTGACCAATCCTTTCCTTTCAAGTGAACGGACGGATAAGTTGTAGGCGTGCAACGGGAAAAAGGAAGGGCATTTACCGTTGAACATATCGACAATCCTAAGTGTGCCTTTTTCCTCTTTTGTGAGTTTTATTCGTTTCATATCATAGATTTACTTGCAGTTCTTCTCCAGTTAGCGCAAAATACACGTTCTGCAGCTGGTTTAGATATTCAATTGGAATATGGGATAAAGGATATTCGGCACAGTTTATAGATACAAATAGTTTATCGCCATTTGCCCCATCGTCATATAGGTAACGTCCGTATGATAATTCAATACCGCAAGAGAATCCATCATATTCCTTTGTAAATCCGCTTTTCAGGAGTAATTCCTCTGTCAGTGGGATAGGCTCTACTATAGGAACCGGGACTTCACTGTAGCAAACTCCGTCACCTACCTACTATTATGGTATATTCGATAAGAAGTGGAGAAATGCTTGCTGAAGCTAAACGAGAACTAAGAAAGCGAAAGTCTGATGAAATACAGAATACCATTCTCCAAATTGCTCGGGAGAATTGTTTGTCTGCGAAAGTCCAAAACGCTCTTCTTGATAGTATAGCGGAAGAAGAATGCTTCGTTGTTGATAGGCTTGAAAGATTATGTGCATCTACTTCACATCAGTTAGATGCATTACGCACTTTGCTAAGCTATGAAAAGGAAGCTTTGCGGTTAAATAAGACTGGATATTAGAAAAAAAGTTAATCACGGAAAAATAATAGTTATAAAGTGATTGTTTTTACTCCACTTTTATTAGCTTTACACCGTGAAAATAATAAATCATCTTAGTGGTGTTCGATGATAAATAAGATATTAAACTGGCTTTCTCGGAGTATATACCTTAACACCACTTCAAAGGTATAGAAACTTGAAAGCCATTACTTTTTATATGGACAATAACAATTATTATTTGGAACAAATTAAATCTCCTAAATGGCAGAAAAGGCGTCTTGAAATCCTAAATAGGGATAATTTTACTTGTCAGATATGCGGTTGTAAAGAGAAGACTCTTCATGTTCACCATACTATTTATATCCCTAAAAGAAAAATATGGGAGTATAAAGATAACCAGCTTATAACACTGTGTGAAGATTGCCATAATAAAGAACATTATGAGTATGCTGAATTGGTTAATCAAATAATAACCAACATGAGGTATTATGGATTTACCAATAAAGAGATAATGTTTTATATAGGCAGATATTCTTGTGGAATTGAAGCCGATCCTAATGATAGTATGATTCAGACTTATAATAAATTACACCCTGCTGAATGTGGAATTTTTGAAAGATTAATAAAACGCAGGGCTGATATTGGTATGGATGAAATACAGTAATTGTTATGCCAAGAAATCGGATGATAAAGCCTCAGTTTTGGGATGATTCTAAAATAGCTAAGATTAGTAGGGATGCTCGGCTTCTCTATATAGGTATGTGGAATTTTTGTGATGACTTAGGTATTATTCGTGCCGATGTGGTTTGGTTGAAGTCTAAAATATTTCCTTTTGACCAAATACAGATTCAACAGTTTGAGAAGATTTGTCAGGAGATTCTAAGAAATGGATTTATTAGTCTGTTTTCGTATCGCAACGAGAAATTCTACTATCTGCCTAAATTTAGTCTGCACCAAAAGATAAATAAGCCAAATTTTGAAGATGTAAATGTACCTAAAGGGATATTATTTAAGAATTTAGATAAAATCACTGAACAATCACGGATTAATCACGGATTAATCACGGAACAATCCATTCCTAAAATAGAAGAAGAAGTAGAAGAAGAAAATAATAATATCCCCCCTATAATCCCCCTAATTGGGGATGAGGAGATTCTTCAAAAGCAGAAGGAATTATCTGATTGGGAAGAAAGACTTAATACTCGAGAACAGGAATTGATTAAGCGAGAGGTTGCAATAAAAGCATCTGAAGTGAAACCGCCAAAGATTGATTTCGTAGCAGATGAATTTCGGGAAATATTCAATACATGGCTTGAATATAAACGACAAAGAAAAGAAAGCTATAAGTCTGAGAAATCTTTGCAAAGCTGCTATAAGCAACTTTTAAGGCTCTGCGACAACAATCCCAATGTTGCAACACAGATAATTGAGCAGTCTATGGCTAATAATTGGGCTGGATTATTTGAACTAAAACAACGAAACAATGGAAACAATCGGAGCAGTTATACAAGCAAACAAGAAGCTAACGCCTACGCTCTTGGCTTGCTGCAACAACATAAGCGAGACCTCGAAGAAGGTCTGGTTGACCAAATGGAAAGACCGTTCTGAGGTTGAAAGAGTATTTTCACCAGTCCAGTGGGGGTATGTCCTTCAGAACCCGGAAAAAGCTTATATGGCAGACTGTCCATCGCTGATGCAGTATGATGCGCTTTACGGCTATGGCTCTTCCGAATATTGGATTGACATACAGGTGTCCGGCATATTCGGGGCTTCCAACAGCAAGGAAAAGGGCGTTGCCGATGGGATAAGAATCTTTTGTCAGTCCTTTGCCTCACAGGTCAAGGCTTACAAGCTTTCTGAACTGATGCTGTTTTTTGCACGCTACAAGGCCGGGAAGTATGATAATTCATTCGCATCCTTTGATGCCAGAAGAATAGGCAATGCCTTCTTCAAAGAGTTCTATTCCGAAAGAAATTATGAACTGGACGCGATAAACCGAAAAAGGGTGCAGGATGAGATAGAGAACAGAAAATTTATTCCACCTGAAGGGTATTCTTCTTTGACTTTGTACAACGAATTGAAACGTCGGGCGGAATCTGGAGATGAGGAAGCCAGAAAAATGCTGATGTCACCATGAGGGTAGCCTAATTTGTAGCGAACAATTAAAGTATAATGGTAATAATATAAATGCCTGGTTTTCAGTATGTTGATTAATTGTAAAGCCGTGTAAACAAAAGAAGTAATGTTTGTTTACAAATGGCAAATTAGCTAACTTTATATCTGTAAATCAGAAATATATAAAACATAAGAGCAATGAAACAAAATAAAAGAATCATGAATACCGAAACGCTAATAAAGATACGTGAATGGGAAGCGGAACGCGACAGGAACCTGCGCATCCACTGTCCTCTTGTAGCTGCCAAATTCCAAAGGTGGATTGACAAAATTAATAAAAAGGAGAACGAAAGTATTAACCGCATGAAAGGAAATGTAAAGTGAAAATATACAATTATGAAACCAAAGAAAAAAATAATAGATGCCGCCATAGCCAATGGTAGCATAGATAGATTGAATATGCTGCTTTCAGCCGCTCACCTGTTGAATTGCGAAGCCAATAACTTAGTAGAGGAAGCGAGCGATTTAATGGCAGAGAACTCCCTTCTGCTTGGAGATTTAAAAAAGTTGCACAATGACTTCGTAAAAGTTGCCGATAAGTATTTCAAGGAATTCTCCACCCTCGTTACTACTGATACCGCCAAGATGGATATGTTCTCTGACCTTGATGGGTTTGATAAAGCATTCAGAGAGTGGGCTAAAGTACCGTCAGAGTGGAAACCTAGAGAAGTTTGTAGGAACCATTAATTAAAAGTAATACAGAAATAAACAAGAATCATGAAAAGAGAATTAACACCTGAGAATATTCAGGAACTGAAAGAAAATCAAATATTCGTTTTTGGAAGCAACATGAACGGCAATCACGCCGGAGGTGCAGCTAGATTGGCAGTTGAGAAATTTGGCGCAATTATGGGGCAGGCAGAAGGAATACAAGGTCAGTCCTATGCCATTCCTACGCTGGACAAGGATATGCAGAAAGTTACCGAAGAAGAGTTGGTCGTATTTTTAGGGAACTTCGGGAATTACGCTAACGAGCACCCAGAAAAGGAATTTCTCCTAACTGCCATTGGCACCGGGATAGCCGGATTTGATGCCAGCTACATGGCGTACATGGTACTTAGAGCAAACTTGCCGGATAACGTTACCCTGCCAAAGGAGTTTGTCAAAATCAAAGGCTACAAAGGTTTTAACCCCGATATGACATGTAGGGATTTCCAATACGAAGAAGGTAAGGACTATGAAGAAACAGGCGATATAACGGCTTGCGGTAACGGATTTCACTTCTGCCTCCATCCGTTGGACGTGTTCGGTTACTATCCACCTGCCACAGTTGGTATGAATAAGTTTCACGAGGTTGAGGGGACTGGCGATATGGACGTAGATACGGATGATACGAAAATTGCTTGCTCAAAAATCCACATAGGAGCGGAACTAAGTATTAAGAGTATTGTAGACGCAGCCGTTAAGTTTACGTTTGAAAAATGCAAGTGGAAGAAGGGTAAGACAGCCACAGACTACCAAGGTGCAGCATCAGCCACAGGCTACCAAGGTGCAGCATCAGCTACCGGCGACTATGGTGCAGCATCAGCCACAGGCTACCAAGGTGCAGCATCAGCCACAGGCTACCGAGGTGCAGCATCAGCCACCGGCAACTATGGTGCAGCATCAGCCACCGGCGACCGAGGTGCAGCATCAGCCACCGGCGACCGAGGTGCAGCATCAGCCAC